GTTGCTCCAATACCATTATTAGCATTATCGTATGTAACAATACCACCAGAAAGAGTAGCAAGATCATCAGTCGTAGCTGCGCCAACACCTTCTTTAACGTTTAGACCTTGAGCTGTAGCATCAACATAAGCTTTAGTCGCTGCATCATCAGCTGCAATAGGTTCTGCCAATCCAATAATTCTTGCGCCATTAACTGCAACGTTGCCACTACCATTTGGATTAAGAGAGATATCCCCATTTGTGTTTGTTGATGTAATATCATTACCGTTAATATTGATATTATCAACTTGTAGTTCTGCAAGAGTCCCAATAGTAGCTGTAAGTGTTGTATTAGCGAGATCTGTGACCGTGGCACTACCACTTAAGTCGCCACCAAGCGTAATTGTAAAATCACCTGGATTAATAGTGATTGTATTGTCAGTAACAGCTGTTGAAATCCCTGCACCACCAGCAAAGGTAAGAGTATCATTTAAAAGATTAACAGTATCTGTTCCGGAATCACCAGCAATTCCTAAACTAGTCGCAATATTAGAAGTTGATATCGCTGTAATGCGACCTTGCTGATCAACAGTAATTGCCGGTACTTGTGTAGAAGATCCATAAGAACCAGGTGTTACAGCAGTATTATCAAGATTAAAGGTTACTTCATTATTTGCAATAGATGATGTTAGTCCAGTTCCGCCCACAAATGTGAGAGTTTGGCCAGAATCAAAAAGATCGGATCCAGAATCTCCAGCAATAGTAAAACTTGTAACAACATTACCACTTAAAGCAACTGTATCAACATACGCCTTTGTAGCAGCATCTTGATTAGATGTGGGGTCAACAACATTAGTAATTCTACTTGTTGATGCGTTAATAACACCAGTACCATTAGGCGAAATATTAATATCGCCATTAACATTTGTTGAAGAAATGATATTGCCGTCGATGGTAATATTATCGACATTTAGCACATCAATTTTAGATTGAGCATCTACAATAAGCGCACTATTAGCTGTGAGTGTACCAGGTGTGTGATCAAGTTTTTGAGTAAAATACTTACCACCAATAACTTCGATGTTAGCAGCTTCACCATTAGTTTCAGTTCCAGTACCAATATAAAGTCTATCACCACCATTAATTTCGCTACCTGCTAAGTAGGAATAAGCAACTTCACCTTGGCCAAGAGCACTTGGAGATCCAGACGTACCAGATCTTTTAATCTTAATTACTGACATTAGTAATGTCCCCCATTAACTTGAGTATTTTCGTTTTCTATTATTGTTGTTGTTTCAAATGTAGAGGTATTACCATTATATATTAGAACACCACCGTCAGCAGCGTTAGATGTGTCGACATCAAGAATATCACCTAGTCTAATATTGTTTGTGTTAACACGATATTCAGTAACCTGCAGTTGATTCTGCACGTTAACTCTACCTTTAATATTATGGCCTTGAGGAGTTACTTTAGCAGTGATAGACATTATGACCTCGTAATACCAGGCGTTACAGTCACAATACCCTCAACTACACGTGTTACTAATCCTCCACTTGATGTTATTTCTACATCATAGAGATATCTTCCAGGGTCAAGTTGGTTAGTTACACTATTAGACATTATTAGTGTAATTTGTCCTAAGCTATCATTATCAGATGTTGTAAAACTATAAGCAGTCTCAGATGCGTAGCTTTTTCGCATCTGAGCTGAAGAAGTGTAACCAGTCAAATCAAATGCATCACCATTTGCATCAACCACATCGATTGATGCACTAAAATCAGTACCCTGATCTATTACAAGATTTGCTTTAATAGCCATACGATTTCTCCTTTATCTTATGACTATTTATAATTATTCCAACTAAAGAAAATTAATTAGACTTAAGCTCGCTTAAAAATGCATTTACATCATTCATCATATAATTAAATTGTTCTTTGGAAGACATTTTAGACAAATTATAGTTATAACCTAGAAAAGTTTGATTCCAATTTTCATCCTCATATGTCTTGCTTAAATATTTTCTTACTTTTTCTTTGTCAACATTTACACCGAGAATAGACAAATAATTTCCCGGTTTAGAAAAAGAATTGTTAAAATAATCAGACATACTTGGAATATTGTTTGAAGAAGGATCACCGGTAATAATTGCCTTGAAATGTGGTTTCGCTCTTCCGGTTAAAACAAAGTCTACTTCACCAATTTCAAGAGCAGCAATTGCATCTCCAGAGCTTGCATAAGGAACATACTTAGAATTGCTTTCTAAGCCTTCTAACATTTTATTCATTTGAATTTTTTGCAAAAGACCAGAGGCACTGGAAGCTCCAATTTTAGCTTCACCATTCATAAATTTGTCTAAGTTATTTTCTGGATTAGATTCTAATGCAAAAACACTATAATATGCACTTGAATATATTGAAACAAAATTTTCTTCGTTTATTACGTGACACGTCTTATCACTTGTAACAGCAGATCCTAAAATGTCCCACATAAAAATGGTAGGTTCTTTTGTAGATTCCATAATTTTAACTGCTTCTGTACAATTGCTTACCTTTAAAACCTCTGTAAAAACTTCTGGAAATTCGGTGTTTAAATAGCTTGCGGTTTTGTGGGCCATTCCGCCAACTGAATATGGGTTAATAACTTTAATTCCATCAGCATAAGCTACACTCATAGAAAAAATTAAAGAAAAAAACATACAAAGAACTTTTTTCATTTACTTACTCCTTCATATTAAATATATTAAAGTTAAAAGATTAGATTGTATTTGATCATGCATCAAAAAAGAAAACACCAAAGGAAGAGTGTCAAACTTATTTATACATAGCCCAAATATAAGCATAACAAAAAGACACTGCACATAAAATACAGGTTGATAAAAAGTATATCCAACAAATATAGTAATACCAAATAATAAAAGTAAAATAAAAATATACACATACTGATAGTTTACTTTTGTGATATGTCTTACCCAATTTACATATTTCCCGGCAAAAAATAATCCTATTATAGCACTAATAATGTAAGCTATTCCCAATTGTGTAAACATTGCTTGAAAAAAATCTGTTGTTAATGATAATCCTTGCATAGAAAATATATCATAAATAAAAACTTGACTGGCTGTTATTGGTAAACCAAGTAAAAGTAGTGGAAGAAGTTGAGAAAAAACTCCTGCATTATTTGCTGTTTCTGCAGAAAGGAGACATGAGATATCTCCTTCTTTATATGTTTTATTTCTTTTGCCTATAAATTTTTCGAGGTAGTATGCCATTGTTGTTCCGACATAAAAAGTTAATCCAGGAATAAATGAAGAAAAATATCCTAAAGTTAACCCTCTTGCTACTGTATATCGATATGTAACTAGTTCTTTTATAGTTTCCAAATATCCATTTATAGATAACTTTACAAGCTCTATGTGTTGCTGTTTTTCAAATACCTTTTTAATAATATAAGGCATTACATAAATTCCAAGAATTACAGTAATGGATGGTATACCAGAATAAAGATCAACAATACCAAATGTTAAAAAATGATTATCCTCCCACGAGTTATAACCGACTTCAGCAAGACCATAACCTCCAAATACCATAAGTGTATTAGTCCATATTTTATTTTTTCCTACAATCATAAAAATAAACAAGGAAACAACTAAAAGAAAAGTCTTTACGTATGTACTAAAAAAAGGATAGAACATAAATGCAAAGTCAACAGTAACAATAGAAAAAAGTAAAGAAAAAATAGATCCTATAAAGCTACCTATAGCTGCATACATAATAGCTTTACTGCCATCACCTTGTCTAAATAAAGTGTGAGCTTCGTGTATGGTAGGGATTGCAGTAGCTGATCCAGGAATACAAAAAAGAGTAGATGACACAGAACCGAAGTACTGACTAATGCTAACCACGACAACATATATCATGATAACATTTATGGGATCAATAACAACAAGAAGAGGATACAACATAATAAGCACTGTAAATGCTGATATCCCTGGTATCATTCCCGCAATGATACCCATAAATGTTGCTATAGCAAATGTTAGAATTAATTCCATATCAATATCAAATTTTTTGTATTAACCAATCAGGTACCTTTTTTATTTTTACAGTTTCACTAGATCTTAAAATCTGTTGATTTCCCATGCTGGCTTTAATATCATCGATAATTCTTTTTATGCCAGGGTGTTCTAGTTTATAAAATGCTTTTTTTGTTTCATTATGTAAAGGGCTTCCCGGTTTATATGCTGCAGAATTCATTAATGCATTTACAGCTTTATAACCCATATATTCATTTATTTGTTCATAAAAGGGACTATTGTATGTTTGCCACCCACCAAGTCTAACTTCGCCTTTATTGTGAACAGCAGCTAAACGTTCAAGTATTTCTATTTTCAGCCATGCTAGCTTTATTTGAATTTCTGGAACATCATCGGTAATGAAAAAAAATACATCATCATAAGCATCTGTAGCTAACATTTTTGCTGAAACTATTTCATGGGATGGCATATACCATTCCCAATAATTATTTCGAATACCAATCATAGGCTTTTCAAAGCCATATACGACTGCAGTCTTTTTTTTACTTGTGTCTATTCTAATATGATTATTTTTTTCTGTGTATAGCCTATACCAAGAAGATGTCATTGCTATGTCATAAAATTTTTGTGGTTTAAACGTTTTAATGGTTTCTTCAAATTCTTTTGGTGTAGAAGACCATACGTAATCGTTTGAATCGACTTTGGGAGACATAACTTTATAATTTAAGTCTTTAAATTGTTGACTGTATTTTTTTAATGAATGAATAACACCTTCATTCATTTTTTTACGACCATTATAAGAAAGCTGCTCTGCTGACACTGTATCATACAAAATGATGTTTTTTATCTTACAACGTATAAAAGATTCTAAAGCAGTATGACTATCTGTCCCACCGCTATACATAAGAATTATTTGATCATATTTTTCATTAAGAATTCTACTATGCAAATCCAAATAATAGTGTATTGGATATACAGGCTCTTTTTGCCAATTTGCATTTTGTATAAAATCATAGTTTAAATGAAAAACAAGCGGCTCCTTTAATTTACATGCAACAGGAGCCGCTTCTATATCTGAATAGTATTTCTTACCTTGTACACTAAAATAAAATTTTAAACCACTAAACATCTCTTACAATCATTAAATTTTCAGTTATCACTTCGTCAATAATATTTCCAGGATCTATTACATCTGTGACAACTAATTTTTCACCAAAATAATTTTGATAGAATGAAAGGGTGCTTTCACTAACTAAAGAAAAAATAAGTATATTTTTAAATCCATTTTCTAATGCTACTACTTGTGTCGAATAGTCCATTAGTTCTTTGCATATTTTAAAATTTTGGTAATCTTTATGCACTCTAATATATGTTATACTAAAACATTCGTTTTGGTTGATGTTGTTATCTATCATATAATTTTTTATTATATTACTGCTAGAAGATAAATTGATTCCTGGCGATGATGAAGAATCTAAAAAGAATGAGCATCCAACTAAAATATCATCGTCATACGCCGTTACTAAATAGCTGTTTTCTCTAGTAAAATAATCATTTAATGTATTCACAGTAATTTCATAATTTAAATTATCTTCAACTGTTCTATTATAACCATATGAAGAATTTAAAGTAAAATCGATTATTTCATTTATTTCCGTACTTTCAACATCTTTAAGCAATTTATGTGAATAATTGATCATTTTTATCTCCAATTAGTGCTTCTAGATGTGGTTTTAGATGTTGTACGTGAAGTAGTTTTAGATGTTGTACGTGAAGTAGTTTTAGATGTTGTACGTGAAGTAGTTTTAGATGTTGTACGTGAAGTAGTAAAAAATGTGGTAAAAAACGTAGTATAAGGTTCACCTTCAACGGGCGTGAAGGTTGTACGTGATGTTGTACGTGAAGTAGTAAAAAATGTGGTAAAAAATGTGCTAAATGACGTCGTGTATGATGTGCTAAATGACGTCGTGTATGATGTGCTAAATGACGTCGTGTATGATGTACTAAATGATGTCGTCCACGTATTTGTGGCATTATAAAAGTCAGAAAATGAAATTTCCCCGTTAGCAGGAATAGCCCCGCCAACTTGTGTAGGAGGGTTATAAAACTCTGAAATACTTGTAGGAACTGTGTCGTTAAACTCTGTGCCAATATCACCTAATGATATAGCTCCGTTACTTTGCAACGCCATCTATTTCGTCCTTGTATATGCATTTGCTTATTTTATTCCACCAACCAAAATGTCGATTCTTCATACAAGAATGACAATTTCCACACGCCTCTATCCTTTTATTTATATACTTAGGTTCGCGACAAGAAAATATCAACTTTTTGTAATCATCTGGCATTTCATTATACATTTCTGCTAAATTATTAGCTTCAAACGCTGTTATGGTATCACATCTATTTCTTGTATAGGCCCTAACAAAATTACCTAAACATACCATATGTTCTTTAATATCTTTTGAAAGAGTAGAGTAATTTTGATTTCTATCAAATGCGTCTATAAAACAATCACCGGCAACTATATGAGAAATTCCTTCAATATATGCATAGTTTAAAGACAATATTACACCTGTATACCAATCTCTTAAAAGAGGCATTTCATAAGTAGAACGGACTTCAGAAGTTATTAACTTAATATGTTTGCCTTGATTTCTTAAGTATTCTATTTGCCTTTCTACAGAAAATCTTTCCGTATCTGCTCTTTGAGATATACTATCATACATAGAAATATGATGACATACGATATCGTCAGTGTATTGAGCATATTTCCATAACATATATGCGCTGTCTAATCCACCAGACACAAGTATTAATGATTTCTTTCCAATCTTAGCATCCTCTAAAACTTGTTCAAAAGAAGGCCATCCTACATCAGAAGTTAGATTGTACATACTTATACCTATAGTCTTTTCTTTTTTCATGAATATACTCAAGATACTTTGAAATTCTTTCTCTCCAATCGTCTTGATACTTTGGATTTACTAGACCAGATCTATAATCATTAAACATTTTATTTATAACATATTCTGGATTGCTGGTTTCAAAAAAATGCTTATTTACGTGGGAAAAAGATCCAAAAAATTTAGACTGAAATGTATCAATAGGATCAATTTTTTTTCCTAAGCATAAAGAATGAAAAGCTGTTTCACTCCAATGAGTTGTATAAACAATGCTTGCATCTTTTATATATTCGTACACATCACTTTCTTTATTAGCTACGTTTGCATGCTTATGTATACTTTTTTGAAAAAAATCTGTCATATCCCTATCAACAAGAGGATGAGGTTTAAATATTGCAAGTTTTCCATAAGTATTGTATATATGCTTAAGTTTATTAAAGCACATATTATCTAGCTTATTGTTACCTATTAGTACCACTACGGCTTCTATGTTTTTAACATGTTTGCCTGCTGTTTTATACTTATTAACATTTTCCTTTTGAAGATTGTTTGCATAGATATTAAAAAAATCGACTGAAAAATTGTCATCGCCATATATTAGTGCCTCTTCAACCTGAATGTGAGATAAATCAGGTTGAAGAGGATGCATCATAAAAAAGTCACTGTAATTTGTATAGTTAACCGAGTCAAAATAAGGATGTTGAAATGCACTTAAATCATATGAAGCATTTGTTGGATATTTTTTCATTTCCTCTAAAAAAAATTTTTCAACTTCTCGAAGGTGTTCATACCTTTTAAAATTTACTTTTTCAATATAATCTCCAAATCTAATGTTGCGCTCTTCATCACTAAACATAGTATTGTTCATAATTTATTATTTCTCCTTAGCCTTTAGATTTTAATTGTTCAATTTCAGATTTTAATTCTTTAATAGCTTCAATAAGAAGAGGTATAAGCTTTTCATACTTAACTGTTAAATAATCCTCTTCAACATGCTCTTCATAGCTAATTGGCGCTTTTGTTACAATTTCTGGTAAAATTGCTTGAACCTCTTGTGCACTGACACCTACTTGAAGTTCATTTGTATAGCCAAGATTTTGAGCAGTTTCATTTGGAGTGTAGTAATATCCATTAAGTGAATTTACTTTATTTAATGCATTATTTATTGTACCTTTAAAATCTTTCAGTCTTGCATCAGAATAGAAAGCTGTGATATCACCAGTTGCACGAATTTCACCACCTGTGGGAGCAGCCGTACCTACACCAAGACCAACTGTTTGGAATGTACCAGTTGTAACATCATTTGCATCTGCACGTACAAATTGAGTGCTGTTAAGACCATCAAGCAATTCAGAATCAGCAGCTTTCGCCGAAATCCCAAGGAATCTTGTGTCCAGATCTACTGTTCCAATAGAAGTGATGTGACCAAATCCATCAACAGTAATATCTTCTACTACTACTCCATTTCCAGCCCCGCCGTAGGATCCGCTTAATGTAGACGTATCAGAGTGCGAAACTGTAACAGTTTCATTAGATGCCTGATTAAGAGTAAATACACCACTTCCGGTTAATCCAGAACCAGTTGCAATTGTAATAGATGCATCATTTGGAGTAGGAAGGTTACCTGAGTGGAATAGAGTTCTTTGTACACCACTGTTGTCTTCTACTGACCAATCATTCGCAGTATCATCCCACATAAGTGTTCTGTATACATTTGAATTATCATCATAGAAATTGATAATGGAATCACCACCACCATTTTGTCCTACTTGAACCAATCCATTAACTGTAAGATTTCCGGTAATGGTATCACCAGATGCATTAACATATCTCGAATCAGATTCACTTGTAGTATAGAAATCAAGAGCTCTTGTTGTTGCAGCTGTTACGTGTCCAAATCCATCATAAGAAAGACTGCTAATAACATTCTTTCCAGATGTTGAAGTATCTGTAATTGACGAAGTGTCAGCATGTGCTAAAGTAATTGTCTCATTCGATGTTTGGTTGGTTGTAAAATTGCCACCAGTAACAAGACCACTTCCTGCACTAATAGTAATTGTAGCATTGCCGATAGTAGGTGGATTAGTAATGTCATTATAATTAATGTCGCCAGTTAAGGTCCCGGCGCTTACAGTTCCTGTTGTAGTAAATCCACCTGCAGTAATTGTTCCGTCAGCATTTACGTTACCTGTACCGAGAATTTGGAAAACAGAATCACTACTGTTTGGTGTATCGGTTATATCAACGGATGTTCCGGTAGCATTTGCTCTAAATTCAGCAATAACATCAATTGATTCACCATCACCTGCAACAATTAGTGCAGGAGTATTGGTTCCGTCTTCAATGTTTTTAACAATCTTTGCAGCTGCGCTTCCTGCAGTGGTTGATTGTAGAATCGTCGTATTAGCAAAAGTTTTAAAACCGCTAATTGTTTGATTAGTTGTTTGTCTTACATAACGAGTATCAAGATTTGTTGAACCAAGAGCTGTTATATGACCATATGTGTCAAGAGTAATGTCTTGAATTACATTACCATTTGAATTATTAACACTTGCTTGAGTAGACGTATCGGCATGTGAAACTGTCGCTGTTGCCCCAACACCTGATCCAGAAACGCTAATTCCTGCTCCCGCCGCAACTGTTTCAACATAATCCCCAGTAGTATCTGTGCCAAGTATAATAGATCCACTATTAAGATTTGCATTAATAGTTATATTTTGTGATCCATCAAAGGTTGCAGAGCCAGTTAATGCTCCTCCAAGTGTAATCGATCTAGCAAACTGAAGTTTTGAAGCAGTAGAAGCATTACCAGAAAGACTTCCAATAAATGAACTTGCTACAAGGCTTTGAGAACCAAGTGTCCAACGATCCGCCGTTTCATCCCAAAGGAAGCTTACATTAGTAGATGTTCCTCGTTCTATTTCAAATCCAGCATTTTGTGAAGGTGTACCTGTTTCATCAGAATTTAAAAGAAGAATATTGTCGCCAATATTTACTTCATTAGTGTTAATAGTTGTAGTTGTACCTTCGACGAGAAGATTGCCAGATACAACAACATCTTCACTTACTGTAACACTGTTGAAAGTAACATCTGATGTGGTTGCAACTGCTTGACCAATAGAAATTGTAGGTGTAGCACCTTCACCACTATTATTCGTAATTGTAACGCCAGTACCTTGTACTAAACTTTGAACATAGGCACCAGTTGTATCAGTACCGAGAACAACAGAGTTTGGTTGAATTGCTGTTAAAATAGAAATTGAACCATTGGCTAAATCTGTAAGTGTAGCACTCGAAGAACCAACTACATCACCACTAAGGGCAACACTTATAGTTGGATCAGGTTTATTGGCTACATTGGTCCAATCGAGAGTACCAATAAAGTTGCCGGCATACACATTATCCCATTGAGCAGCACTACTACCAAGATCATAGGTAAGAGTTGCTTGTGGTAAAATATTAGAAATAACAGTGGCACCTGGCACAAGTTCGAACGTATCAGTAACCGAAAATACCTGAACATCAGATTCTGCAAGAGATAGCGTTACATTACTTGAAAAAGATGTATTTCCAAGAACAGTTAAATCACCTTGTACAACTAAATCAGATTGATTTAGTTGATCACCAACAACAGTTAAAGTGCTGTTAAGAGTTGCGTCTGAGTTTACAATAAGGTCATCAGCACTATTTACACCTATTGTAAATGTATCAATATTTGCAGTAAATGTGTTAGCGGTGAATGTAGAATTAGCACCCACAATAAGATCAGTTGTAGCTACGTTTGCATAAAGACCAGCAAATTTTGCATTACCATTTACAGTAACTCTTCCGCTATGTGTTGTATTAGCAGAAACGTTAAGTGTATTTGTTGTAATACTTGTTCCAGTACCTGTTATATTTGTATTTGTAGAATTGATTACAGTGTTTGTTGATGTAATGCTTACATTACCAATAGCTGTTAATGGTCCTGTAATACTAGTCGCACCAGTAATATCTGTTGCGGAGTTAATATCAACTGTTGCCCCATTAAATGTTGTATTTGATCCAACAGTCATAGAAGGACCAGTAATAGTCAAGGTACTATTAAGATCCACTGTAGATCCGGTAACACTGGTATTAGCATTAACTACAAAGGAAGTACCATCAATTGTAGTACTTGCATTTACATCTAATAGTGAACCAGTTACAGATGCAGATCCAATAATATCTGTATTAGATCCGGTGATTGTAGTATTAGCAGCAATTTCGAGTGTAGATCCGGTAACAGTTGTATTAGCTGCAACATCAAAATCAGTACCGGTAAACGATGCAGAACCAACTACTGTAGTTATGCCATTAATATTTACATTAGATGCATTTACAGTTGTATTAGCATTAATTATTGCATTTGTGCCAGATGCTGTAACATCACCATTTAAGCCAATTGTAGAACCAATAATTGATGTATTGGCATTAACAGTAAGTGATGTGCCATCAACAGTTGTTGCATCTGAATTAATATCTAATAGTGAACCAGTTACAGATGCAGATCCAATAATATCAGTATTTGTTCCAGTAATTGTTGTATTACCAGTAAGAGCAATTGTAGATCCGTCAATTGTCGTATTTGCGTTAACATCAAGATTTGTGCCGGTAACTACGGTTGTTCCTGTTACAGTAGTGTGACCCACAATGTTAACATTCGAACCAGTAATTGTCGTATTTGCATTAACATCTACTGTTGTGCCGTTAACAGTTGTGTTTGCATTAATGGTAGAAGTTGTGCCACTAACAGTTGTATTACCAGCAACATCGATCGCAGTACTATTAACATCAACAAAAGCAACATTTGCAATTGCTGTATTTGATATTAATGTAAGATCAGAAAGAGTGGCAACAACAGCATCCGAAGTTACATCAATAGCTGTAGAATTTACAGAAACGGTGTTTGAATTAATAGTAATGTCTTGAGCCGTATGGGTAAATGTTGTACCATTAAATGTCGCAGTAGTGTAATCTACATCTATTGCTGTTACGTTAGCTGTAAGTGCAGCTGCAGTGATTGTAGAATTAGCAGTAATATCAAGATCAGTTGTGTGGATGTTAAGAATAGCGCCATCAACTGTTGAATTAGAAGATAGATTAAATGTATTTGCTGTAATATCAAATAATGCTGATGTTGTAGTAATATTACCAAATGTAGCTGCAAAGTTTTTAGTTGCCCCGCCATCCATTGTAACGTTAGAGGAAATTACTACATTATTTGCGTCGACGTTAAGTAAATTAGTATTGGCTTGTACATCAATAAGATTAGACTGCTGAAATACGGTATTTGTTGTGACTACAAGATTTGCCGGTGTGCTTACCGTTCCGCCACGAAGTGCATCAGTTGCAACAAGAGTATTAGCAGAAGAAAAGCCTTCAACATGAGTATTTCCTGTTACTGCAGCACCATTTGTAGTATTTGGCTGTGCAACAGGCCCAGCTGTAAGAACAACGGTTCCCATGTCATAAACAAGTTGATTGGTTTTGTTAATCCAACCGCTAAAAGAATCTGTGGTAATTTCTACATTAGCACCAAGATATGTTGTTTTTGCCATCTTTTCTTTTACCTATTCGTAAGTTCTTTTAAAAGAGACTTAATCTCTTGCAAATCTTTTTTAATTTCATCGACTTCATTTTCTACCTTAGACAATCTATCTTGCCTATTTTTTTCCATTTTGCGTCTTTGTAAGGCTCCAATATTATTATTTATTAGAGCCTTACTGTTAATATCTCTTGCAAAATTTTTATCTTCAGTTTGTACTTTCATTTTATGTTAATGCTATAGATCTTATGTTTTTAATTCGCGGCACATTTTTATGACTTGTTGAAAGCATAACAATCTTAATAGCAAAAGACTTGTAATTATCGTATATTGTTCCATCTGGAGAAATGTATCTAATTACATCATTGTTATCACTATTAAGTGCTGCTCCACCTCCTGCTACAAAATCACCACTTGGTTGTGAAGGAATATAAAATTCAAATTCCCTATAGTCAAATCTATCTGATTCGGTTGAAAACAAATTAGTTTCATTTTTTAGAAGCAATTCTGTCCATTCAATAGTATTGAAGTCACGAGGATCAACTAGATTTTTAAATCTAATGTATACTTTTATGTCAGTGGCCGGCGGTCTATATGCAGTCATATATAGACGAAGATCATCTGCATCAAACCCATCTCCTAAAATAATACGCTTACTTATATATTTACTTTCTGCAGGACCATTTTCTGTCCCATCTAGCTCAGTTACCGAACCATCATCAACAATATTATTGATTTGATATCCATATGCCATAATTGAAGATATAGTATGATCAACAAATGGAGATGCATCTTTTGCAGTAAACGGTGAAGTGTTTTCAAGGTCAATATTAATGCTTAAAGATTTTCCTGACCCATCAACAATCTCATTAGATCTACTTTTAATAATAGTTGGATATTTTCTCAAGTAGTTGTTACTATTTGGAGACATATTAAAAGGTAATCCATCAGCATAAAGAGTTTCAGTATTTTCATCAATAAGTCTATCTGCTGAAATATTATAGTTTGTGTAATCAAATGAAGTCACATAGAAATTTGTTTGAATATAACTAACTTTAAAATTATCAACGCTAACTATATCTGCAGTTGCTCCACTAGATTCACCCATAAGCATGGTGTTAGCTTCAAAATAGTTTGCAGCAGTTATAGTTGTATTGGAAGTATCTAAATAGTTATACGTTCCAGATCTTGCGTTTGAGTTATCGATATATATTTGTGATGGTGTATTTCTATCATAATACGTTACAGTACCAGATACTGTTTTAAAGAAAGTAGTATTTGTATTAGCATATTTAGGAGTTTCTTTTACAATAATTTCTGTATTAGAAACAACTTGATCAACTGTAAGTACATCAATAATAGTCGAATTAGCGTAATAAGCAAACTTATCATTGTTATTGAATACTGAAAGACCAGTACCGGTAATAGTTTTGCTATTAGTGCTAACTGAAACATTTCCATCAACATTTGCATTAACGACAAACATTTCTTCACCAACAATAAAGTCACCAGAAATATTATCTAACGTAAAGAATTCAGTATTTTTATTACTTAATTTCATTGCACCATTATCAGCAAATTCAGCTTTATAAAGCGTAAATTTAATATTTTCATCCTGATAAGGAGTCCAGGCACTATCATTTGTAGATGTAAATAATGTACCGTCATGCGCATCTTGTGTTACAGCTGTTCCACTAATAGTATCACTTTCGCCGGATCGTGCAATCCAAATTCTATAATCTGGATCATTTGCATCAGGTTTTACGACAAAACAATACTCCACTTCAGCTTTAAGAGTAACTGGAGCTTTAAACGTAAATGTAGTTGCAACTGAGCCATCGGCTGATACGTTTACTTCATTGGAATTTAAATGTACTTTCGAAAATGGTACAGTTCTACTAGTAGGGAATCCATTTTCTGTCTCACGAATCTCAAATGTGACACCTCGCGTCGGAGATTTTTGATTAAAATAGACATCAGCCTTTGTTAACATTACTACAGTATCATCAGTATGATTTAACTTAACAGTAAATGTTTGTGAAATAGGATCATCACCGCCACCGCCGTCGCCAGGTTCGAACCGCGCCTGTTCTTGTATGCCAGATGTCCTAGTTGGGGCTGCCACATTCGGCACAGGTTGAACCGGTGGTGGTGGTGGAACTGGAACAGATTGTCTTACAGTATTAACAACAGTTCTCGTACTTGTATTTGTTCTACTAGAACTAGCAATATTAAATTCAGGTGTACGTGTAGTAACATTGATTCCACGTTTATCTACTTCAAAGTTAAATCCACGATATGTTATACTCGTAGAAGAAGAAAACGCTTCTTCTGATGTAAGATCATCTACATCAATAATTTTTAAAACTCTATCACCAACATAAAATGTTTCTTCTGGAATTCTAAAAATTGCAAAAATATTACCACTTGCATCAGTTGTGATAGGAGTCCCATATGGACCAGACAATGTCATATCTACGATATTGCTATTCGTGAGTTCTCCTGGAGCAACAAATTCATTAATGTCTTGTTGGTCAAAGTAGAAATAATGACGAGTATTTGGCTTTAGTCCTGCGGCAAATATTCTTATAGGTCTTGCACGTAAGAAAGGCTGAAATCTAAAGTCAGTAATAAAATTACCAACTTCTTGACGTGTGCTATTGCCTTCCTCTACTATTAGCTCATCATTACGTATTGTTTGACTTGTTCTAGTTGTTTGTGAATTAGTCGTAACAATTTGATTGCCAACCCTTTGAGAAGTAGAGCTGGCTCCTATTGTAGATGTTCTTGTACTAACCACACGGCTTTGCACAAGAGGAACAAACTGTGAAAGTCTATTAGTAAATTCTGTAAATGGTGTTGTAAGATCTACATCTATATTTAATGCCGGCGCCTGATTTGTATCATATGCACCATCATACTCAGGAAATATTTGAGCTTCGCCATTAAATTTATAAAAATCTGTAGTACAGCTTCTAAAGCTTGTGCTATAAACTTGATCAATAAATGGATCTTCAGCAATAATTTCTAAGGTTGCAGCCTCCCCATGATTAGTCACATTAGACCAAGATTCTGTAGAATATGGTACCATATCTAAAGCATGAAGCTTAAATTTTGGCGTAATTTCTTTTACAACTGGATCGATGCCTGCGTTAAAATCATCATTTTTAACATCAGCCGTACTAAAGTCTTCAAAATTATCTACAAATATTCCATTTTTAAATCTATCATTACCACTTGCATCAGTAATTAATAGATCCTTTGCATTAATTTCTAACGCATTAAGGGCCGTATAGTACTCAATATTTTTAACGCGACGATCGATTTTTCCAATATCTTCCATTGTGTATCTTTTGTTCTCTTTCTTAAGAACAGTGACACCTAAATCACTTCTATCAGCTCTATCTGCAATAATTTTAGGAAGTGAAGGATAGACCGGAATATTAATTGTTGCCAAAACCATCCCTGTTGTAGGATTAGTCGGCGGCACAGGGTTTTCTGAAGGAGTACCTCTTAAAGATGAAAAGTTAGGTTCTTCATTAATGATAATAAGGTCTTTTCTAGCAAGATAATATTCATAATCTGTTTCAAATTGCTCATTAGGTGTACTAATATACAACTCATTAGTACCAAAATTTAATGTACTACTTGGATTGATAGTCGCGCTTCCTTCGGTAGATGAATAAGAAGCAGTATTTTGACAATAAGGTCTAAAGTCAATAGTATTTCTAAGATCAAAAAGCTGACCAGTTTCAGAGGTGTATCTTGGAATTTGCTCAGTAGTAATAGCAGCAGTATTTGCTGTATTAGCATCATCAATTGGGTACGAATTAACAGTGAAGAATCCGTCACTAAATGAGCCTGATGTATTTTTTCTAAAGACTTTAGCCTTAACAAGAATCTTATCAGTACCACTTAATATTAAAGAAGCTTTCTTTTTAATAGAAGAAAGACCATAGTGTGTATCTTTTTGGCCCGTATTAAAAGTAAAGCTTGTTTTTCTATCTGGATTAGACGTTGAATATGTCGATCCAACATAGATATTATCAATCTCATACACGTCTGGAAGACCAAGAGAATATTCACCAACTGCTGTATTTGAAACGTTGTTTGAGCAATCAATTTTTACATAAACTGCTTCAAGATCTTTACCAGCTGGTTGAGAAGCACTTTTCTTAACATTATAATAACCTATAACAGGAACACTTGATACTGGAGAAGAAAGGCCAGTAATTGAAAGTGTTGTTGTAGAAGTAACAGTAACCGTAGCACTAGTTAAATCTACTGGCTTACCATCTTCATATGGAGATTGATTAGCAGTAGTAATTAAAATAATATCTTTTTTCTGCGTATTATTAAGAGTCCCAGTATAAGGCCATTCGCCCTCAGAAAGGGTAATATTAATATTACCACTAGTATCAATGTTAAGTGATTTATTAACAGTTCTAAAAATAAAATCAAGAACTTTACCTGAGGCGGGAACTGATTTAATACCATCTCTTCCTACAGGAAATAAAGATCTAGCAAAAGATGGTTCAAAAATTTGATTGCTCACAAGATCTGCAACACCATCATCTCCTGATCCTGTTCCAGGATAGTAAATAGAAAGAACTTCAGAAAAACTTTTTCCAGTATTCATTTGAATATCAAAAATATAAGCTCTATATTGCGCATCTGCATTTCCTATCGTGCCATCTTCATATAGGAAAGATCTAATTTTAGCTTCACCTATTTTATTTCCAGTTGGAGTACCAGGAACGGTGCCACCGGTGGCAGCATTTTGAGCAGTATCATAAAGATCAATAGTAGCTGCAATATTAGGATCAAAATTACCTAAAAATTCATCAACAACAATATACTGACCAATATTTGTTGCAATTGATTGGTCTTCTTCTACTAGAAAATCAGTAGCCTTATCAATTTGTAAATCATATGTGTTAAGTAGTTCAATTCGTCTACCTTCAACATATGCTGTACCAGCACCTACTAACACATCTAATTTTTCTGTATTTGCTGTATTTTGAGCAACATTAATTGGAAAATTTTTAACAGTGTAGTTTCCGGACTCTTCACGAGTTCTTTTATTCATTACTTCCATTAGACCGGAATATTCGGTGCTTTTGTTTCTTCTTACTACAGAACCTTTAACGTATTCTTGGATTGCAAAGAATTTTTCATCTTTTTTAGCTTCAATAGAATTTTTTCTTACCAAAGTCGCAGTAAGTTTAAGTCTATCAGCCCCCGGCGCATTAAAGTTATTGAAACCATTAGCGTTATCAAGAAGAGATGTATCATTATTACTATTAATAATACTTTCGTTTACATCAAAACCTACCACGATGCGATCAGGATAATTTGTATATTTTGAAACAATTTGAATTTGTTCTTCTACTCGAACAAAAAACCCTTTTTGATAAATGATACCATCACCAACTCTAACACCATATGCAGCTCCTACTGAATTTGATTCAGTGGATCCTGCTGCCACAACCGTAGCAATAAGTTCATTCGTAGAAAAATTGCGAATTTCAATGTTTTCAGTATCAGAAAACTCTTTTTCGCCGCTATTTCCGCTAGTAAGATATTTAACAAATATCGTATTTAAGTCAGGTGATTGTGTTTGTAGACCAGTTTCTACAATAACAATTTTAGCTTCAATTCCTGTAGTAACACCAACTGCTCGAGCATCTAAATATGTACTCATAGAAACTGGCTGACCATTAGTCTGTAGGTCAAGGATTTTAATATATCCTAAATCTGGCACCTCGACAAAATTGCACCCTTTAATAATTGTGCCTTCGCGAAGAATATTATCCCCAAATCTTTCAATTTGATTTTGAAGAATTGTCTGTAACTGAGTAAGCTCTCGTGCTTGTACTGCCACCGATGGCTTGAAAAGAACTCTGTGAAAGTTCTTTTCTTCATTAAAGTCATCAAAATATGGGGATACGTTTAGGTCTGTGTCAACTGCCATTTGTTCTTCTTACCTTTAAAATTCTATGATAAGTTTAATTCGTTCTGTCTGATCGCTTTGTCGAGATATAGGTTCAAAATGCTCTATGTAAATCACTTCACCAGATTCATCGACAATCTTATTTTTCGTTTCATCTAGTCCACTAATCTTTGCTACAGCTCCAGACTCTTGTCCTACAAAAGTATTTATAACACCAGACAGATCATCTGATACGGAAAAGTTACCTTTAATGCCGGTCAATGAAATAACTGTTGTATTAGCTGCACCACTATTTATTTCGTGTACATAACCAGTTGCAGTAGCTTGCAATGTATTATCGACATCTAGTACTGTAGCTGTCGTATTTGCACTACTTCCCTGGATAACATTAACAGTTGTATTACCCGTTAAAAATGTTCCAGAAACGTTGAATAGTACAATAGTAGAATCGTATCTATCACTTACAGTTCCTTGAGCACCGGTATCAGCCTGTGTAATCACTTCACCACTATTGTAAATAAGTGCGCTGTCATCAATAGTAAGTCTTACAATATCAGAACTAAGTTGATTAATTCCAGATTGAATTACAAGCTCGTCTTTAATAAATCCTGTACCACTTGGACCAGTATAAGTTATTTCAACCTGATAAGTTTCTCTTTGATCAAATGTTTCAAACTGTCTATCAAGAGCTGATACTTCAGCTGTCGTATTGCTAGTTAAACCGGTAATTACATTAACACTACTGTTTCCAGTTTCAAAAAAGCCACGAATATTTGTAAGTCTTAAAGTAGAGCCATCTCTATCAGTAACGTCACCAGTTGCATTTGTATCAGACTGAATTACAGATTCACCGGCTTGGAAGTTTGTTGCAACAGAGTCAGAAAGAGTTATTTCAACGTTAGCGAATAGAGGATCTTTAATAAGAGTAAGCTTGCGATAATCATTTTCCACAGGTATCGTGTTAGCCTCAGTATTAGCAAATTCAACACTAATACATATTTTATTTGCACATAATTCATTGAAAATATTTGCGCCATGACCACCTTTAGGGCCTATAATTGTTCTGACGTCAGCCGAACTTGTAGAGATTGCTAAACTTGTATTTGTATCGATAAAGCCGGTATTAGCAACAACGGTGACTTCAGCAGTGGTATAACCACTTCCTCCTGTGATCACATTAACAGCACTAATAGTATTTGCGGAAGGATCAACTTCAGCAATTGCTCGAGCACCGGTACCATCACCGGAAATAACAACATTTGGTCCAATTTCATATACAGAACTACTATCAGGTAAAGGCGATAGTGGTTGATCCAAAAGAACTCTTCTCTCGGTGCCTGTTACAATATATTCTGAAATTGTTCTAAGTTGCCCAGCCCCAAGACCAGATTTAACGTAAAATGCACTATTTTTATAAAAGTCTGTATTAGCTGAAAGGGCAGTAGTAAGACGAGATGTAGAAACAATTGTTGCTTCTGTATTACTTGTAACACCAGTTAGTGTTTGGCCACTAACAAAATCAAAAATCGTATTTGTAATTTGAACAGTATTATTAGACTCATAGACATTAATGATAACACCAGATGAAATGTTACCATCATTATCAAGAGAGGTAACCTTTTCTTGAACGAATCCAGTTACATCATCTACAGTCACTAGGAAGTCAGTGAATCTTTCACCAGACAATGCATACAACTGAGTGTTACCAGCAACAGCTGCTTCTTTTACTGTTCCAGTCGCATAGCTATTATAATTTTGTCCACCATCTTCTACGATAATTGTTTCAATTGCTCCACTTACAGCATTTGCAGTTACATTAGGATCCTCAAAAATAGGAATATATTCTGTAGTAGCAAATTTATTGTATTGTGATTGTGTAATAGTGCATAGATATTTCCATTGATAACCATCTACTGTTCTATACAATTCATCTTCTGCAGATGTTTCAGAAAAAAGAGGCTGATCAATGGAAGGAACTCCACCGTTATTATCTAAACATTTAAAAATGTAATAGTTATTAGATTCTTCTGAAACGACATAGAATATTTTGGATTGTAAATCATCATCTAAGTCATCATACTTATCGTATACTGTGCCAGATTGCCATTGATTATTTTTTACCATAAAGGCAACATCTGCAGGTGTAATATGCTTACCAAAAATTAGTTCATCGTATATCTCATGATTAACATTTTTTTGAGTGTTAACTGGAACAGGAATTTGAATGTCATTAGCAAATGGTACACTGCGATGAGCACCAGCATAATAGATAGTATTAGCAGATTCATTAAATCCTTCATAAAACTGCTGAGCAATATTTACTTTAAATGCATCTGTGAGAATTTTCATTTTATTTCCTAAATTATTTCTATGCTACTATTTGCTGCTTGAGCAATTGAAGGTATCACGCTCGAGTTAATAACTGTTCCAAATATTTCATTACCAGCAATATGTACTACATCTCTAATGATATCGATATATCTATTTAAAGATAAACCTGTTTGAATATCATATGAGAATTCCTGATAGTATTTATTATCATGGATTTTCTTTTCTGAATTAAGATGAGATGATGTGGTTTTCCAATATCCTTCAGAAATACCTTGATTAACAATTTGTGCTTTACCATTAATTATAAAATCCAAACCTTTTCTTTCTAAAATTACATCGCCATCTTGTATGTATCCATAACCTGAGTCAATAACTTCAACAACAGTAGCAATGCCAGAAGCATTAATTGCTGTTCCTTGGATATTGGCATTTTCACCAAGAGCTTCGCTTTCTGGTATACCAATTATAGAGTCAATATCAGCAGTAGACTCTGTAATGCTTCCTACTATTGGAAAACTTTGATCAAAAGCCACATTAAAAGAAGTTCTTTCAACTTCAATTACACCAGTTCCAGCTCCACTTGATACATAAGATAAAACTTTACCTTTTGCAGTAGTCGTTAAATCAATTTCTTGTTCGATAATTTCACCAATTGCAAATGAACCAATAACACCACTAACATTCAATAAAAAGTTTTTTCTATTGTATGAAGCAATATATTTATTTCTAACACTAACAAACGGATCTACGTTATAATCTTGACCTGGGTTAATCCTTGTAAGTGACGCAATAGTTCCAATAGTAAAGTTTGCCACAGTGAGAGCATTTCCAAGTATAGTATTCACATCAGAGTTTGGATCCTTTGCAAATCCATATCCAAAATCCATAACCACTTCCGCATTTGCAATATCACCAGAAGTGGAAGGTAAATTGATAGTTGGTGCTTGATAAAACCCTGCGCCAGGATCATCAATCGTTATTGTTTGAATTGTTCCATTTGCATCCGTAGTAATAGATCCTTCAGCTTCAAGTAAAGGATCTCCGCTAGCGAAACCACCACCGTCAAACGTAACAATAGAACCATTAGAGTATAGTGTTCCTCCATCATTTATTGTAATGCTATCAATAAATCCGACACCACTATTAGATCCGTCAAGACCAATATCAACAAATGGCACTCCGGCAATATTTACACCCCCAATAAGATCAGTATTTAATGATACAACTTCTGTATCTTCAAGGAAACCGATATCAAAATCAGCACCAATACCAGTTTTAATATCAATGATAGATTTTTCTACTTCAATAATATCTCCATTTGCATTACGCGGTGGAGATAAAAGCTCTTCACGATTTGTTTCAATTGTAAAAGCACTTGATCCTTCAACAAAATAAAATGGTTCTGTATTTCCATAAATCCCAATTGATGTTGTGTTTTGACCAACCACAATACCTTGACTGTAATTATTCGATACAGTATCAATTACACCATTAGCTGCACTATTACCAGAAAGCCAAAGATCAGTTGCACCACTATCAATTACTGTATCGATAGTATCAATCAATCTAGTCTTAACACCACGAATTTTATTGTTAGCTGTGAATTCACCGAAAATATCTCGAACATTTACATTTGCTCCATCCACAGAAGCTACTTGGCCTCTTGCACCAGGATCTGTGATATTAATACTATCGACACTCGCCTCAACACTAGTATTTGATTGAAGGATAATTTTAAGATCTTCAGAGAACTCGCCCCAAGCTTCGATAAGAGAAAGTGTTGTGGCATTTGCTGTATCAACAGTGCCAAATACATAACTCGTAATTAGATTAGCTACAGGATCTCTTTCTTCTTGAAAGATTACATCTCCAGGAGAAAATGTACCAGTAGCATCTGAATAAGTAATATCAAGAGCAGATTCTTCTTCAATATATTCTGTAGGAAAAAATGCTACAGCATTTGAAGTTTGGATTAAACGCAAATCGTTAAATGTGCTACCTTCTAATGCCTGTAACGTAATGATAGAATTTGCGGATGCAGTTGTTATAATGTTCCCGTTTGCATCTGTATTAGCAACAGAAATAACAACCCCATTAGCTACTTGTGTGCCTGATCCATCGATACCAAGAATGTAATCACCAGCAACTGCATTATTAATATCTGTGGCAGATAAAGTTGTAATTGTTTCAATTCTTTGCACAACTGTTTCATAATCAATAAAGTCTAAATTTGCATTATCGATATCTAACATTGCAGTTGCGACATATATGTCGCTTGCTGTTTGATCAGGAAACTGAGTATTTGTGTATCCGTAACCGCCCTCTACAATTTCAAAATCAACTCGACCTGTGGCATCTACAGTATCAGTTACACGAACTTTGCCTTGCTTACCCGAACTACTAACAACATCAAACACATCACCGATTTGGTTATTTCTACCGCCTTGTATCAAATTAATACTTGTAAGAGAACCTGTAATAGTAGGACAATCTTTAATGTTGCCATCTTCTGTAATTCTTTCATCTCGAATAAAATTACCTTGCACATTGCTCAAATAAACAATATCTATAATTCTGCCTTCTACTCTTTTAGACACCACACCTTCGACAAAGGCACGTGCACCTGAGTTTGATCCTGTAATCTGCTTTCCTACAAAATTAGCAGTACGCGGTGATCTTGTTACTTCCAAATAAAAGGGTCTATACCAAATAGAATCAGAGGCACGTAAAATATCTTGACCTGGTGTATAAATCTCTGTTACATCTTCACCAAATAAGATGTTCATTAAAAGTTTTACAGATCTCTCAGATCCTTTAGATCTATAAAGATCTAGAATATTTTTAACAAGAAATTTCTTATCAGTAAAAGCCACAAACGGAAAATCTTTAAGATACTTTTCTTTAAAGTATACAATAAACTCTTCGAGAGTAGTATCAATATCTCTGATTGTAAACATATTTCTGCTTAAATTTACAGAATAATCAGGATTTGATTCTAAAAACTCATAATACGCCTCAAGAAAGACAATCAGTTGTTGACCTTCTTCTTTATAGATATTCGGAAATTGACTTTCAATTAATGATGAAATATTTGTTACAATATCTGTCATACTTAACTACCAATAACTGTAATTGTGATGTCTTCATCTCTTATAGTGGCTATTCTATTTTTAATCCCAAAAATATTACCACAGCGTGTTCGTCCTACTAATTTAATGGAAGATCCTCCAAATGAATCAACAACAATGCTATTAATTACAACTGCACCGGTATTATAGTCAATTGTTCCTGCATCATTTTTAAGATATACAAATCCGCCTTCTTGATTTGAAATGATTTTTAAAATACCTCGTCCATCATCTTGTAAGAATGCAGTCTTACCTTGATATATGAACTCAGATGATTTTAATGCAGGTTCGTGAAGATTAATATCATCACCAATATCCAAAGGAGGATGTCGATACATAACATTATTATAAGTAAATCTTAGAGTAGAAGGAACTCCTAAAGTAGGATTGAACTCTACAATAGCTCTCACTGCTATATCATTTGATAATATTGCTGAGCTGCTATTGTCAATAGCACTAGACAGTTTACTAAATCTAACATCTCTGTTAAATTCATTGAGATTTAAGTTACTATAATTGAGTATTGCACTTTTTGCTAGCGATTCTATATTAGATGCACTTAAGCTTGTTTTTTCAGTGTCATAATAAACTCTAGATTCGACGCTGATGTATAGGAATTCCGCGGCCACAATTCTTGGCTCAATAGCAAGAGGCGCTCTTTCACTTAAGAAGTTAGAATACTCAGTTTTAGCATTTTCACTAACACCATCAGAATCTTGAATATCAACAGAGATAATTACTCGTCCATACTGAGGAGGATCAAGAGTCTCTCCACCATATGCAGATACGGCTTGGATTTCTGGAAACTGATTTTTTAGAAGTACTTCATAATCTGATTCTGTTACAGCTCTTTCCTGAATTTGAATAGATTTAGGAGCAAAGAATTTAATTGATTCTATGCTTTCTCTCTCAGCGCCGCCTTGTGATCTTGACGTCACAGTTTCAGTGCTACTAATCCCGTTAATTTGTGTATCTAAATTAATTGTTTGAATACCATTAGCATCATCACCATTTGTAACACGATATTCGATTCGAATTACATTACCATTAATTGGCTGTTTGCCAAATACGTTATTACCAAATACAACTTCATAACGATTACCATGATAAGGTTGAAGATAAAAAATTTCTGAATTACTTTGCACACCAAAAATATTTGATTTGTAAAGGTATTCAGTTTCAGTTGCAGAAGAACTATTAGCCTTTACATAGACTTTAACACTTTCAGTATCAACATTTGCATTATTGATAATAAATTTTTGATCAGCAATTCCAGTAGCTTCATAAAATTCATCAATATAACGGCCTTCAAATACAACAACATCATCAATAATATACTGACCATTTATTGCTCGAGCAGTATAAGCCGTATCATTGTAAAAAGAATATGTAGAAGATCCACAGCGCGCGGTAAATTTTGTCTTACGAGGAATTGTAATAGTCGCTGGGTTGTTTGTAGGGAAAAATTGAACTCGTAAATTAGCATTTGCGGATCTACGAGAGCGAGGAAGATAGTTTAATTCCTTTGCGTGCGATACAACGCTGTCCTTGATTTGTGCAGAATCAAGGAACATTTCGCTAATTGCCATGTTTGTATAAAAGTTATTTTGGAATGTATTATATGCTAATACATCCAGTAACACATTCATGTTGGATCCTTCAAAGTCATAATCTTTAAAGCGATCCTGTGCTTTAAGGTAACTTTTCAGACTTGCCTTAACGTTTTCAAAGTCAAGATTTGTAAATGTTTGGTTTGCCATTATCGGATCCTATTCAGTACTACTTCGAGTGTTGTTGGCTCTTCATTATTTATAAGAGCAAAAGTAATGATCACTCGAATCTCATTTGAGTCAATTCTTCCGGTTACATCTACGCCAAGAAGATTGCATCGAGGCTCATATGTTTGAATAGTTTCAAATACCATGTTGCGCATCGTGTCAACAGTTTCTTGTGTAAAGTTTTCGAATAACATAGCACGGATATCGCAACCAACTTCGGGTTGAAATAATCTTTCACCTCGATCAGTAAGAATCAAATTCTTAATTGACTCTTTTACTGCTTCTTCATTAATCTTCCGAGAAACATCAGAACTGACAGGATTCAAAAGCAAATCCTTTCCAAAGTCTGAATAGATTTCTCTTTTCTTTGTAAGAGGTGTGATGGCCATGTTTACTCTCTTCTTTTAGTTATTTATTAAACTTACCAAGATCTTAGAGGACCGACATCATAATGATTGAACGTTGAGTAACTTCCAAATCCACCAAATCCAGCAGCACGCATTTGCCTCGTAAATTCATTTAATGCAATAGAGTTGATTCCCACTGTTCGAATATCAAGTGCTTCACCTCGTATATGACGTGAATTAACAGCAACTCCACTATTTTCTTGAACAACTCTAAGGTACCAATTGTAATAAGGACTGCGGTATGCGCTATTAATTGTGAGCTCAGGTAAATCAAATCCTGCAGCTTTAGTAGCATCAATTGCTCTAATCAATCTTACCCATACACCAATCTTTACTTTACCCCAGCCAGCATCAACAATACCACCATCAAAACCAAGATCATAATGATAGTTCTCATCTTGTCTAAAGTACTTTTGATGCTCTGGATCAGTTTTGTTATTTTTAAACCAACCTTGAGACTTTTGTCCCATAGTCGGCACATTTGATCCTCTAAAGGTAAAATATCCAATGAGACCGGTTTGTGATATTTGATCAAGAAGATCACGCTCTTTTTGTGTTAAATCATCAGGAAGATACTGCTGACCTGGGTTAGCTCTATTCCAAACGTCAGCACCTGCGCTTCTACTAATATCACGCTGACGTGGCGGAACTCTAAGAGCACCTGAAGTAGAAAGTGTACTTCTCATATTGCTAGAAAAGCTTGATGCAAAGTTATGTGTATCAGTATAAGAAGAAACAAGATTTGCTAAATTATTAACAGGCTTATTCATAATCGAATTAATTAGCTCTGATATCTTACAGGCCTTAAGTAGGAAAAAGTTTAACACATCAGGAACTACATCTTCAAATTGATTAATCGCCTTTTTAAAGAATGCTCTAATATCATCCTTAAGTCTATTCATATTTTCAGCAGAAAAGAAGTTTTTTACTTGTTTGATTTTCTTGTTAATAAAATTATAAGCGGCTTTTGGTAATTCACCAATCTCATTAAACAATCTTTTTGCGGTGTCAGCAATACCTTTAACCTTTTGTAATAAAGAATCCTTTACTCGATCAACAATACTAATAAGCTGATTTTGAAATGATTCAAGAGTAGACATTAATGAAGATATAATGCCACTTAGAGAACCATACTTTTGAATATCATTAAGAATATTTGAAATATTTCCGGCTAAACCTTGAATACCGCGAATAAGATCAGTAAATGTTTGTGCAACACCAAGAATCTTTTTAAACGGATCAATAAAGCTCGCACACAGATTTTCATTAAACTCATTAGCATTAAAGTAATTATTTTGAATACTTAAAAGCGCATTAAGATTTTCTGAATTACTAGAGCTAATAATTTCTTGACGATCATAGCCACTATCTACTAACGAATCAATTAACTCGTTTCTTGTTGCATTATCTATTTCAATTGGAAAATCGTTAATAAAAGTCGTTTGTACAAAATCAATAGATAGTCCAGATGATATTAAAATATCACCAAAAACTGCTTCAGAAATAGGAGAAATAGAGCCTTCTGATATTTCTATGGTAGAAACTTGAGAGTCGGAAAGATTTGTTAATGTTTCTGAATTAAACGCACTCTTCCTTACTGCTTGATTAAGCGCAGGATAAGGTGTTAAATCTACATTCTGTAAAAGCGTATTATTTAATGTTGATACTGTTCTCAGCTCATTTAAATCAAATCTACTTAAAGGATCGTTAAGTTGTGTTATGTCAACTGTACTATCAGCAACTAAAGCTGATGTAGGATATATTGGTTTACATACTGCCATTCTTATACCTCCACAGATTCATCAGAATCGAATGCACCAATTTGACTTGTAGTCGACTCTACTTCAGAGCTAATATTTGTAACTTCTCTTTCAACAGGAGTATCGATTTCAGGTGCCTTTGTTGATTCAGGTGTTTTACTTCCGGCTGTTGCAGTAGTAGAAAGACCACTGTTAAGATATACTTCAGAACCATCTCCTGCAATGATACCACCTGATGTTAAATAGAGATTACCGCCAGCAGAGTTGTATGTACGAGATCCAGAGTTTTTATGAAGCTCAGATTGTGTGTTTAAGAACATATTGCCAGTGGAATATCCACTTAATATACCATCAGATGTTAGAAACATATCAGAACCAGACTTTAAGCTGAGATTATTGCCAGCATCAATCTTGATCTTTTGAGCTGATTTCAAATTAAAGTGTTCTGATGTTGCAGCAAGAGACATACGCTGTGCACCCATTTCAAAGCTTTCGCCAGCAGTTATACTCATCTTACCCCCAACATTGAGATTGTAATCACCTTTGACTGTATGATTCATATCACCGTTTACTTGAAGAGTAACGTTCTTACATTCGAGTGCATATGCACCTTCAATATGAACTGTTCTAGAACCAGCAGTTGCTTCCATCATATGACCTTCACTGTAGTAGTGAGAATCGCCAAACGATTTAATCTTAATGTTACCACTAGAATCGATTTGCATATGAGAACCAGATTCATGAGATATTACAATGAACTCTTCATCTTCTGCAATTTGGATATATGAGTTACTGTTACGGCTTTTCCATACCATATTTTTATGTGGCTCGGTTGCTGCCGGAACTCCAGGTTCTTCAATAGAAGGAGCAGAAGGAGTATTATCATCTTGCCCAGCGATTTGCTTTGCCGTTTGTGCAGAACCAAAAATCATCTTAGCTGCATTTTGTAAAACAAGCTGAGTTGTTTCAAGATCTTCACCAGCCATAATTTTACCAAGTGGAGGAATACCATACTGACGTAAAGCTTCAATAGAAAGATAGTCATCGGAGCTTCCTGTCCCACCTGGTAGCTCTAAGTTTTGACCAGGAATAATACCAAGAACGATAGGATGTTGAGCATCTCTTCCATCAATAAAGCAACCAAATACCCAATCTCCTGGCGCAGGTGTATTCACACCATAACCAAGATTCAGCACAGGAGCCCAAGGTAAATCTTCTGTAGGAACAAGATTTCTATCAGGTGAATGAATACCATAAGCTCGAACACGTACACGCCCTTGCTTGATAGCATCGTCATTTTTATCTACTGCTCCGACGTACCAAAGTACGTTATCAAATCCGTTAGATGAAATCATTAACTATTCCTTCTCAATGTATCATTATATGTTGCAATTGAATCCGCTCTTAGGTTTGAATACTGCCATGCTTCCCATGTTGGTCCAAGATGTGATAGCACTCGATTGTCTAGGCCATTTGCAGCAATATAAGAATCATATGTTGAGAACCCATCAAGTGCTCCATAAGACTGATATCTTTGCCTAATCAGCTTAAGTGCTGCTCTATCTTGATTCTCTGGTGTCATTGGAACGTTAACACCGTTATTCATATCCAACCATGTTCCGTAAGTAAACTGATATCTACCTGCAGCCGTACTTGTACCACCTGGTCCAATAGTATTTGGATGGGGTTTAGTAGTATCAAACGAAGATCCGCCATTAAGAACAGCATAGTCACCGTTTGACTCCCGAGCTGCAATTGCATTCAGTGTAGCCTTTTCTTCCGCAGTTAATCCTGCTGCTGCGGGATCAGTAGTAATTTGAGGTGTGCCAGTAGATAAAGTGCCTTCACCAGGTCCTCTAACATTTCCGGCGCCAGGTGCAGAAGTCCCACCACTCTCGGTATAAACACTTTCAGTTTGTGGACCATTTTCATAAGAATCTGCGCGTTCTGGTTGGCCATAAATACCGCTACGAGAAATCATAAGCTCTTGTATAAACTGATCACCACGAAAAATGTTTTCAATTGATTCAATTACATAACGGCCTGATCTTTCAATATCTATTTCACGATCTTCTTGATAGTTAATATCATACAATTTAAGTTCTATAAGATCACCAACTGTAATCTCATTTCTACCGTAAATGGTTACTTTAACCATTTCATTTTGATGATGATATAGATTGACATTCTTTTGATTATAAGCTTTTGGATAAAATGTATCAGGTCTTAAATAATCCGGATCAGAGAATGTTTGTTCAGGATTCTTGTAATCTTTGAATACAAGAGTCTCAAGAGGATCATTCATATGTTCATCAACAAAATCTTTAGTATGTTTTGAACGAGTAGTATTATCACCGTCTGGATAACGATACTTTTGATATTCATCAAGATGGCGGTATTCAGTATATAGTGGAGTACGATTTAAAAAGTCAAGTTCAGTGGTAAGCTTATAATAAGCGCCATTACTCATATCTTGAATAGTATTAACATAGTTTGGATACTCGATATCAATGAGTGTCGACATCATTCGCAATTGACCATCTGGACTTTGATCAGCAAATTCTGATCTTACAAAAATTGGAACTCCACCTTCTCGATCTAGCTCTCCGCTAAACAATTCATAATCGTCTATAACCCAGCCAATAGTGCCAAAGTAAAATCCATCTTTAGATTCAAAGAAACGATATGTTTGAGATGCATATAGTTCATTTCCAGATATGGCTTTGCGAGTAAAGAAATGCATAGTTTCTTCTGCAGTGTAGTTTGGCACTACAAGCTTTTGATCACCATCTGTTTCTTGTACAAAAAACTCTTTATCTGATTCAAAGTAATCATTAAATACCGTATTAGCAAATTGGCTAATTGGCGCGCCGCTAAATGATCGGCGAATAGATACCCTATCCCCATAGAACTTTTCTTTTGAAACGAAAAAAATGTCATATTCATATACATTGTCTTTGTTTCCACTTGCAATCTTTACATTTGATATTGCATACAAGAAAAACTTAAGTGTAATACTATTTTGAAAGAAGTCAGTAATCTTAATTTCGATCTCTTCTTCACCTTTTAACCATCCATTTTTTTCGCCAATAAATTCATCAAGAACACGATCAGAATCAAATACCTTAGCAGTACCTTGGATATATCCAGTACTCATTGACTCGGAAAAACTCCAAGTGTGAATAAGTCTCCATATATCTTTACTGTTTTCAGGGGTAGGAGTTTCTCCAAGCTTATAGATCTTGAAAGAATTTAAAACATATTCCCCAGCTTTACGTTTAAACGATTCCGTCATTCAATAAATCTTTCAATTGCTCTTCTGCTCTTTTAGCATACTTCTTATCAACCAATTCTATAGTTCTTCGGTCATCATTTAAACGAGATTCATAATCATAATATCTTACTGCAGACCAATCACCTTCAACAAGATTTGGATCAAGTGTGTAAGTGTCTGGTGAAATAATATCACCTTCAGCATTTGTGTAATGAATGATATTTTCGGTGATATTTGTATTTTGTGTCCAAGCAATAACTGCATCACCAGTTGTATTTGCTTGTGTTTGATACTTATCAATGATATATTTATCAAACTGTCTTGTGTTGAGTGGCCATTGGAAATATGGATCAATCATTCCAACTGACAAATAAACAAGCCAAGTATATCTTACACTATCATAGTAATAGTAAGCTATGTCTTCTGGTCTTTCTTCACTTTGAATGGTATATGGAAGAAATACGTATGGGTCATTTAAAATAGATTTACTAAAATCTACTCTTCTCGTAATATCTTTTACAAGCTCACCGGTGTGAGTGACATTAGGAAAGTTTTGAAAATATACAGCCATTAACGTGGTCCCTCACCTGATGTATTTGGATCATAGTAACCATTATAAGGCGTGCTTCTATTGGCAGAGCTTGAACCTGATGTTCTGATTTGAGCTTCTTGGAATGTAAATGAAAGATTCACAATAGCTGGCTTACCACCCTCTACAAGAACATTTCCTTGTGGTGTATAATCAACAGTAAAGTTACTAATCATTCCAGGTCTTAGTTGTGGAAAGTATTCTTTTGCTACACCATTGAGACGAATCTTTGCGATGTCTGGATATTTTAAAATAGCTCTTTCGAGGCCAGGCGCATCTCCAAATCCTACAGTTTTTGGTAGAATATGCGATTTAATTTTCGCAATTATGTTTTTTAATAAATCAGATTCTTCAGCATTACGAGGTGCAAGTTGCCAACTAAATGTAAATTCCTTAAGACCAACACCATCAAAGTTAAGAGTTGTATGAGGGTTGATAGCTGTGCCTGTAGCTACATCAGCAGCAAGACTTAATTCGGGCGATAATGATAATAGATTTCGTGCAGCAAAACCAAGATAATCAGAATATACACTAAAATTACCAGAAGCAATGTTATCAGCAACACTTGCACCAGCTTGTTGTGCACCTTTAAGTGCATTTGATATTTTTTGATCTAAGCCACCGTCTGTAGCAGAACTAAATGCTCCAACGGCGAAAGCTCCGCCAGAACCAAGTTGTCCTGCTCCGATATCAATACTATCAACGTCTACGAGTTGTTGAGGAAGAGGTAAAATAATTGCAGTTGTTGATCGACCAGATTGGTTTACACGCGAAAATGTTGCATTATAAGAATAACGCATAAAGTCTAATACTAAAGCGTTTGGACCTAAGTCTCTTGGAAAACGATACAAGCCGAAATTCGTATCTTCTCGTTTTGTTCTCATTTCGACTGCGACTGGGTTGGACGCCATATTAATGACCTCTATAAATAATTGTTGAACTTATTTCTATTTATATTGAAAAGAAGAAATGGCATATAAAGGCAGATTTAAACCAAAAAATCCCAAAAAGTATATGGGTGATCCGACCAATATTATTTATCGGTCGAGATGGGAGCTATTGCTTATGTCGTACTGTGACCGTCATCCTCATGTTGTCCAATGGGCATCTGAAGAAGTCGTGATTCCATATCGTAGTCCTATAGATGGTCGCATCCACAGATACTTTCCTGATTTTCTAGTAAAGCGTATAAATAAAAAAGGAATAAAGGAAACAATTCTAATAGAGGTAAAGCCCGAGTACCAAACAGTACCGCCTCAAGTACAAAGTAGTAAGACTCAAAGATACTTGAACGAAGTAAAAACATGGGGTGTTAATGAAGCAAAGTGGAAAGCAGCTCGTGAGTATTGTAAAGATCGTGGTTGGAAATTCGAAATATTTACCGAAAAACATTTAGGACTTAAGAAGTAATGGCAATTCTTTTCGACGAAATTCTTACTAAAGGTGTTCGAGCAGGACAAATACCTGCACGCGAACAAAAAGCACGTGAGTGGTATCGTGACGTCGCAAAAGATTTTCGAAAAGTAAATGAATCCGAATTAATGCGCGGTGATAAGTCAAGACTTACTGCACAGCCACAGGTTGGTTCGATGTACATGTTTTATTATGATGCTAAACACAAAGATACATTGCCATATTGGGATAGATTCCCATTAATTTTTCCATTTAAGAAAGTACAGGGCGGGTTTCTTGGAATCAATCTCCATTATCTTCCACATCCTCTCCGTGCTAAACTTATGGATTCACTATATGATCTTACAACAAATGAAAGATACGACGAAAGAACAAAATTGAAACTCAGCTATGATGTATTGAACAGTGCAAGTCGTTTTAGATACTTTAAGCCATGTGTCAAACATTATCTTACAGGCCAACTCAAAAGTCGTTTTCTTTATGTATATCCATCTGAGTGGGATATTGCTATGTTCCTTCCCCTCGAAAGATTTGAAGGCGCGGGAAAACGCAAGGTTTGGTCAGATTCAAGGAAAGCAATCTAATGTCGTTCAATATCTCAGAGTTTAGTTCTAAGCTAAATAAGTATGGACTTTCAAGAGACAACTTATTTCTTGTCACTATCACACCACCTGATCTTGGTGTTGATATGCCTGCACAAGACTTAAGATTCTTTTGCAATAGCGTTAACCTTCCGGCTCTTTCAATATCTGTTGCAGAAGTACAGACACAGGGATATGGTCTAGCTGAAAAGCGACCAACCGGCTTACCACTTGACAATCTCAACACAGTATTTATGGTTGATTCTACTTATCGCGTAAAAGAATTCTTCCATCGTTGGGCTCAGAGCATCGTAAACTATGACAATAATCGTGGATATAACTATGAATATAATCGTATGCTTCCTTATGAAACAGCATACAAAGATAGTTATGTTGGAACGATTGAAATCATTGTTTATTCTTATAATGAACGTGATATCAAATACGTATACAAATTTGGTAATGCGTACCCTGTCGCTCTTGGAGAGATTACCACATCATGGGAAAATAATGACAGTGTTATGGTGATGCCAGTACAGTTTGCATACGATAAGTATCAAGTAGACGGGCTAGGTCAATCAGTAAAATCCAATCGTATCAATTCCAGCCGAGGCTTCGGCGGCGGTGGTGTAGGTGGTTTTGTTACATCACTTGGAAACTTTGGTCAAGCACTTGATGCAATTGGTATTGATACACCAATTCAAGATATCGTAAATCAGTATTCATCAGTAGCAAGCCGTATTAATAGCGGACTTGAAGCTGTAAGAGGAATTTTCTAAACAATATGGAGTTACACAATGGGTTTACCTAAAATTCAACAACCGCTTTTTGAACTGACAGTACCATCAACAGAGAAAAAAGTAAAGTACAGACCCTTTACGGTTAAAGAGGAGAAGATCCTTTTAATTGCTCAAGAGTCTAAGGACATTGATCAAGTGATTCTTGCTATCAAACAGATTATAGGTAATTGCGTTGAAGATGTTGATGTAGATACACTTGCAATGTTTGATCTTGAATATATGTTGATCAACATCCGTGCCAAATCTGTAAGCAACGAAATTGAGTTTGCGATTAAAGATCCTGACACTGATGAACGTATTGAAATGGCTTTAAATATTGAAGATATTCAAATTAAGCGAGATCCGAAACATAATAAACTCGTAAAGATCAATGATGATATTACTCTTGAAATGGCCTATCCAAGAATTGATCAACTTAAGAGTATTGCAGAAGTAAATGAGAAAGATCGTGAAGTTGTATTGTTTGATATGATGATGGGTTGCATTAATTCAGTTGTACAAGGTGATCAAATTTACAAGCTTAAAGACTTTAGTGAACAAGAGGTTGAAGAGTTTATCGGAAGTCTTTCATCGTCTAACATATCAGATATTAAAACATTCTTTGACACTATGCCGGTTCTTCGTTATGAAAAGAAATATAAGCTTAAAGACGGAACAGAAAAGACATTTGTCGCGGAGGGTACAGAGACTTTTTTTATCTAGCGCTGAGCCATACGAGCCTTCATGTTTATTATAAGAACGTTTTTGCTTTGGCTCAGCATCATAAATATCAAATAAGTGAGATAGAAAATCTGTTACCATTTGAACGAGACATTTATGTGGATATGCTTCTGGCATATATTGAAGAACAAAAAGAAAAGAATAAGTAGAGAGAAGTCATATGGCTCTAGAGCAAACAATAGAAAAATTCTCGGGTGTACTTAAATCCATCGAAATGAATGTGCTTAAGCAAGCGAGTTTTGCTGAGTCGCTTTATAATGAGAAACCACTTGAAAATCTAGAGCAACAAAAACAAACATCTTTACTTCAACGTCTTGTCGGTATTCAATCCGAAGAATTAAAGGTTTTGAAAGAAGGCCGTAAAAGAGCTCGAGGTGAAGAGCGTCTTACTGATATACCAAATAAAACACGACCTACTGATGAATCTGGTAAACCTGTAACATTCGGTGGTGCTGTTGGCGCCGACGTAATAGGTGATGCGATTGTTGGTGTACTTGGTGCTATATCTTTAGGAGGTATCCTTAAAACTGCTGCACTAGCAATTGCTGCACCATTTGCTTATAAATTTGTTGAGGGCTTTTTCGGAGAATTTGGTCTAAACGGCATTGAAGCTGCTGGTGTTACCCTTGGTGGATTAATTGCTTTAAAGACTACAAAAAGTCTAATAAAGGATGTTCTTGCAAAAGACACCACAAAAAAATTCATGCGGGGTTTTCTTGGTAAAGCTGGAATTGCTACAGGAATAGGTATTATTGGATCTCTTATAGGCAATGCAGTAGGAGATGCATTTGAAAATCCAGAATTAGGTGACGATATATCACAAGTTGCTAATATAGCTGCATTAGGATCGTTCTTTGGTATTAAAGGTCTTATTATTGGGGCAGTTGCTGGGCTAGCATTAACATTAGGCCAAAAGCTTTTAGACTGGTTTAATAACCAAGACAAAAAATATCGAGACAAATTAGATGAAAAGCTAGCAGCAAATATGGCGGAAGCTGATAAAGCATTTGAAGAAGGTGATTATGAAACTGCGTCTAAGTTATCGGCAGAAAATTTAGCTAGAACAGATCAAGAATTAAAAAATAATGAGCAAAGGCTAGGTGTTGAAGCCCGAGAAAGTGTTAAACGAGCTAAAGAAGAGGCATTAACAAAATTAGAAGATCTTGCTAAAGAAGGAAAAGCAAGACCAGCTGATATTCAATTAGCAGCTACTAAGAGACTAGAAGCAAGTGATAAGACTGTAGAAGATTATGAAAACTATATAAAGCTTATGTCACAGGCATTTAAACAGCGTGAGCCTGAAGTGAATATGTATGATATTGTCAAAACAGTTCGAGTTCCTGTAGGCTTAGGCGCCAAACCTCAAAATATTGAAAAAGCAAGACAAAATGTTTTAACAGAAATTTCTACAAAACAAGAAATGACTTATGGTACTCCATTACAAATTCCTTCTACTGGAATGTTTTGGTGGAAAAAACAAAATATGGAAGAGCTAATGCCACCTTTAGCCCAAAAGACTGAAGCTCTATCACAAGGCTCTACTGCGATGGCTGCAGCTGGTTCGCCTGTTGTTATTAAAGGCGGTGATCGTGTTACTGGCGGATCAACCTATAATGATAATAAGACTATTACACAGGTAACTAATATCATTGATCCAACTCAGGCATTGAACTTTAACGCAGCTCAAGCAAGATAAAAAAGGGGCTCCTTAGAGCCCCGAAATAAATCCTTCAAGAAATGCGAACCAAAGTGGTGATGTTAGAATTAAGATAATCCAAAAGACCCAATTATTGTTTGCTGAGTTTTCTGACCGAACTTTACCATAACAATTACCACAGAGCCATACTTTACGTTTACGATAGTAAGTACGCTGATTGTTATTAAAGACCGTATCGACTACTGATCGAGCACTCTTTTTATTTCCAAATACCAACCATCCAGTAACAGTTGATCCAGAAACACCTTTCTTCGATCTTCCAGACTCTGCGTAGATTTCTTTCTGACGCATATTTGGTTGAATGTCACGAAGTCCACAGTTTACACAAGTTCTTTTAGTATATTGTGCCATGATATAATCCTTTGAAAGGGGAGGAGCCGAAGCCCCTCCCGATAGGTTTAGTCGTCAGTGAGACCTTTGAAGAACGACAGATCGTCATCGTCGTCATCACTTGTCGAACCAAAATCCGGAGAAGGAGCTTCATCCATTGTTTTCGGTGCGCTTTCCTTGAACTTCGGAGTGAAGTCCATCTCCGGCTCGTCATCCTCGGCGGTATGTGTGGGTGCGTGGGAACCACCGTCAAGCGCAAGAACTTTGTAAAGCTTCGCTTTGAGTTCATCATACGACTTGAAGTTTTTAGGATCGACGATTTCCTGCAGAGAATGCTGGGAATTCCAAATGGACTCCATTTCCTCGTCTGTCATCGCAGAGCCATCAGGCTTAGTGATTGGACCAGGAGCAGAAAACTCTGACTTATCATAGTTACGATAACCTTCAACATTACGAGCTTTCAGTTTGAAATCTGCACCTTCCCAGAAGTCAAACGGATTAACAGCTTCTTCATCCTCGAATTGAGGGTTCATCATGTCATTCAGCTTATCGAAAATTTTCTTACCAAACTTGTACTTGAAAACCTTGCCTTCGTTTTGAGGATTTGCAGGATCCTTGACAACATAGACATTGGCATGGAAACCAAGACGGCGCTTCTGTTTGCGGGCGATGTCTTTATCTGATTCGACACCAGAATTCCAAAGTTTACTATTGTATTCAGAAACGGGGTCATCTTGACCAATAGTGGTAAGAGAGTTTTCAATGTACCAACCACCAGGACCTTGGAAACCATGGTCCCACATACGAACAAATGGCATGTCTTCACCCTGAGGCGCAGGAAGAAAACGAAGCACAGCATAACCATTGCCGGCTTTGTCGACTTCGAGCTTCCAGTAGTCATCATCGCCAGATGGGCCGGAAGAGTTCATAGATTGTAGTTGGGAATTGAGCTTATCAAACTCTTTAGAACGAGCTTGTTTTAGTGCGGAAAAAGAACTTGGCATATGTGTATCTCCTTATATATGCGGTGTATAAAAATTGTTTGCGGTATATAGCGTTATATTAACTTGTATACTTAAATTTGTCAACCACTATTTTCCTCATCTTATCTTTGTCATACTCTAGAAATGGCTTGTAATTCAGCACGAAACTATTTATATGTGGGAACATGATTTTTTCATGAATTTTTTTGTCCCAGTAAATAAAACATTTTGTCAAATCATCGAGTATCACAAGGGTTTCTGGACTAATTTTTTCTTGCATATACAATGTAAGCAAGCGTGGATGTTGTCCGTTATCAACCACAATGTTTGAGTCGAAATTATCATTCAACTCGTTTAACTCACGCTTAAAATTATACGTGAGAGCCTGTATTCGTTTAGCCCATGCGACATAGTTTTGATGCGCTTTCTCTTCAAGCATATCACCAATCCATATCGAGGGATCAACGATCATATTAGCAAGAATAAGCTCTTTTGCTTCTGATCTTTTTGAAAGCTTATAGAAAAAGAACTTATCTTTTCGATTCTCAAAGCTTTGGACATTAGCTTTGATTTTGCCATTATACTTGAAGAAATCATAATTAGAAGTAAAATGACGTTTCATTGCAAGATAGTATACATAGATGTCATAAGCATCTCGAGTACTATAAAGTTTTGTCATACTGGCAACCTTGCGGTTTTCTCCATTAGTCGAAGTCGTTCAGCATCTTCACGAACTTTTGCTTTTAAAATAGGTGAACGCTTTACAATATCACCAATGAGTTCAATTTCAATTTCATTTTTTTGAGCATAATGCACAAGAGCATCCATGAGTGTTACATCTTCATTTACCCATGGACTTACTTCTTTTAATATTTGCTCTGCTTTGAGGTCTTCAATTTTATCCATTGAGATTTTTGATTCCTGCTGCCCAATTTTGTGCTGCACTTTCGACCCAATGTACAGATTTTCCATGATGAGTTTCTGACTTCATAAAATTACCGTTCATATCATAGTACTCGATCATATAGCCATCAGGTGTATCATGTACCTCTGCACGTGCACCAGATGTATCTTCTTTGAAATAAGTTGAAATAAGCATTTGCGTCCTCACTTTACCATAAATCCAATTCTTGCGGGTTTGATGAAACCATCAGCATCATCAAAACTCTCTATATAACTATAACCCATACTTTCGTAAATGTCAATCAAATTGACTGGATCATCCTCGAATATAGGAACGAGCTCATCATATTCCGGATCAGGAGTATCTCTTAGATGTACTTCGATCACTTTATCACCTATGAATTCTATATTGATTAAAGGTAAGTCTGATAACTCATTAAGTTTACGTGGAACTGCAGGAGCATAATTAGTTCTTTTCCACCACATGAATCGAAGCTCTAGTTTACTCGCTAACCAACAACTCTTAAGTTGCCATCCAACCAAATGTTTCCAAGTAAATGTAGCCGAGTAATGATCGCCTTCAAACCATTCGCACCAAAAATATCCAGGTGGGACTTGTGTTACATCTCCGGCTTTGATAAACTTTTTATGAGCACCTGCACTCATCCCAGAGAGGTTGTAAATCGGTCTGATGATATAATAACCATCACGATCTGGAGCTACACCACAGGGGCCACAGTAGTGTCCTAGAAGGTTAGACACATAAAGCTTATTGAACCATTTACGATATTCAGGATATTCTTTCCAAGCTTCATGATCTTCCATAATATACTCCGTTGTTAAGTGAGCCCGTTCTGTTGCCCGGTGGAGCTCATACCGCGTAGACTCAAGCTGCGAGTGCTACAGGTTCTGCGTTAATGTTTGCAGTTATTAAGATGCGACTATTACGCGTTCGCCTCCGATAGTCTCCACGTTCCCTTCCGCATACGTCGATCCCAATTCACCCCCATCAAAGATACACTTTAAGCTTCAGAGTGTCGGACTCGAACCGACATACCCTTCTCTGATATTCAGAAACACAGAACGTTACAATGTTCCCTTAGTTGGCCAACTAGCTTATAAAGGTTGCGGCGCCTTTAAGTGTATCCGTGGTGGAGGTGCGGGGTTTCGAACCCCGGTCCGTCCTACGTCCAGTCAGTTTCACCGACTACAATATATTTATACCATAAAAACTCTTTAATGTCAACAAGATAAACACGCAACCAAGTATACCCATAAAAATATGTTTTGCATTTTCAATATCTATACCAAACGATGTAAGAACAGCAACAGAAAAAACAGTTAGAATATAACTTGTAAGAATTGATAATGGGATATTAACCGTGATCATAGCGACGTAGTTTCTCTTCGCGCCCTTCTCTTTGACCATAGCCAAGTCTCCTCATTACATCCATTCTTTCAAGGTCCGTATATCGAGACCACATTCGAATTTCTTCTACAGTACGATTACAACCCTTACAAATTTGGGTTTCATTGTCGATCTTACATATACCAACACAAGGAGTAATCATTTAGACATTACCTGATAGATGTGAACCATCCTATTACCGCACATTGTAGAACCAACGTGTGTACTATTATCAGGAATATATTCATTATCATAGCAAAGTTCTAGAACTACTTTGCGACGATGGATTGGGTTTTCAAGAGTTTCATACCAAACCGTAGGTAAACCATAACACGAAAAAACACGAATTACTTTGAAAACATCAACAGCAGTATCAAATTCTAGAGTTCTTTGAAGTGCATATGCACCATCTTCTTTGAAGCTTCTTCGATGAATTACCCGATCGCACATATAGTTTCTCCTTATTGATAGAAAATATGAGTGTCGACTTGCACAACCTGATCATATGCACTGGACCAATATGGTTCAACGTAGTCTGCATGATACATAGTTGCATCTTCAACAGGACTATTTATTCCACGAGCCCAGTCAAGCAGGACAACATCAGTAACAATACCAGCATCTTCCCATGCACGCTGTTCAAGCACATTATCAGAAGGTGTATCCGACTTACCGTCATGTGTCCAGCTAAACTGCTTATGCTGCCAGACCACTTCGCAAATCGTATTAGGATAACGAGCACTTTCAACACGATTCAGTGTAACCCATGCAACTGCTGCTTGTCCAAGTGTAGACTGGTTACGAGCTTCGAAGAAAATGTTTTGCTGAAGACAATAACGATCTTCTTCGGAGATACCTTTCACAAACTGCTCAGCTTGAGCATCTTGAATTTGATATGCGCCAACACCGACGATACTTGCAAGAGTGAGTGCGTTCAGGAAACCTGCGATTTTCATGTCTATTTCTCCTTACACACCAAAGAATTCTTTGATGTCTTTCCATGTGCCGCTTACGAGAGGTCCATCAAAGTTGTTGTCGATGCCCCAAACTTCGGCTTTACCGTTATGACCACTGCGAGGAACAACGGTGTAGATCACATCGCCAGTTTCCATGTCACAAATGCGAAAGTCATCATAAAGAGAACCGCGCGATGGGCAGTTGTTTTTAAAGAACACATACATAGTTTCACCATCAACCTTTTTCGAAGGAAGAAGCTGAATAACCTTTTTGCCGAGTGTTCGAGTTTTGTTACGAAGAGACTCAGTCTTACAGAACCAGTCATACCAGCCGGCTTTACACTGAGTTTCAAACGAAGCGTCTTCAAACTGGCCATCGAGAAATTTACCGACAAAAGTGTTGATGTTCATGTTGTTCATAGTGTTTTCTCCATTGCTTATATTATTAATATAAGCCTTTTAAGAAGGAATGTCAACAGTTTATTCATCATTTTTTGCATTTATTTCAAGATAGCCAATATTAATTAGCCATGCAAGAACTAAAGAACTAATAGCGATAGCAACCCAAGGTGCACACCAAAAAGCCACATAAGCAAAGGGAGTCAACTTATACAACGCAACCAATGCAACAAGATTTCCACCGGTGCTCAACGTAGCATCTTTCAAAACATCTCTTTCGGCCACAAGCTGCGACTCATCAAGTGTCACCATAATACGCCCGACCTGGTAGTAATAGAAAAGAGAGTACATAACCATCATTGATGCAAGAGCAATCTGAGCCCACCAATAAGGTGTAAGCATAACAAATGCAATAAGAGTATATGTGGCCCAACGAAAAGGATTAAGCATTTAGTATCTCCAGAAAGTGGAGGAGGGCCGAAGCCCTCCATTATTAAGCAGCGTCTGCCATTTCAAGGGCAAGCTCAAGAGCATCAGTCTTCAGCTTGCGGTTGGCGCCATACCATGCCGACTGAAGGCGAGTATCAGCAGTACGACCAAGTTCGTGGTCAGTCATGTAGGTGATTGCATTGAAGGCAGTCCAGAAGGTACCTTCCGCAAACTCTGCACCGGGCTGTTCCTGAAGAACTTCCATTGCACGCTGACCTTTACGGCTCAGCTCACCTTCGTTCTTGTTCGACATGCCAAGCAGATGACCGAAGTACTGCTTTACAGTTTCTTCGGTAGTACGCTTCGAGCCAAGGAACTCAGCCATCTCTTTGTACTGACCCATCTTAAAGTGCGCGATACCCATCATTTCCTTGACAGCATCAGCATCGAACTGCGAACGGTGGTTAACACGAACAGCTGCTTGACCTTGTTGCTGAAGAGAAAGAGTCAAAGTGTTGTTGCAGACCACGCGGATCGGAGTGAAACGGATGTCGATGGTTTTACCATACTGATGAGGGTTCGAGAAAAGCATGTAGCTTTCAACCTTATCACCATTGAACAACTCGAAGTCATCATTGACTTTTGCAAGAGCCCAGATGATTTCGCCATTCTTCAGCGAACCAGCAGTATGCATTTCCATTTGTCCACGCTCGACAAACTCAGCGAAGAAATCGAAAGCTTCTTCATTTTGTACAGGGTGCCAGTTCTTACCGACCTGGGTCAGGACTCGACCATCGGTCTCGCGAACAAGAGCCTTTTGGCCAGTGGGGATTTGTTTACCGTTGAAGTTCACAAAGGACTCAACTTCCTGAACACGCCAGTCGACACCAGCTGCTTTCATCATTTCCTCGGGCGAGATGTCAGGATCAACCTGAACTCCAAGCCCATGCCAAGGAAGTTCACCAACATATGCATGCTGTGCTTGACCGTTGATCATTTCAAGTTCGTGTGCCATGATATATACTCCATAGTTTGTGCTGTTGATAGATATAATCTACACTATTTAAGAAGGAATGTCAACTCTTTTTTAAAAAGAATTCAACATTTCAACTTCATCATTGAAGAGAAGAAGAGAAGCAAAGCCAAAGTTGTCGACCATATAGAACCGATCACCTTTTTGGAAGATGTCACCAACAGAAGTTGAGCTTTGCATATCACCAATACGAGTAACACGCTCTGGATTGCTCCAAAGATTGGTTAGCAAAAACGCTTCTTCGAGGTCATCAGTATCAACCTGCATAGTCTCGGTATAGTACTGAAGATCGGAAGTACGGAAGTTTGAAGCTCCAAACATGACATTCAACTTAGCACGTTGAGCAGGAACAGCTTCGTGACCGCGCTCGTTGATGATGTCAATTTGCTCGTCGGTGAGTTGGATTTGGTAGATGGTGATCATGTTGGAAACTCCTTTTTCCTTCTTACAATACTAATCTACATTATTCTTAAAACAATGTCAACATATTTTTTCAAAATTAGGAAAAATAATTTGAGCTTCTACAACTTCAGTTTCTCCATTACGAACCCGAGCTTTCCAAATATCAGGAAACTCTTCACCAACACCATTTACTTCGAACGTAAGATGCGGATATTTTTTACTCAAAGCCTCGAGGTCTTTTTGCCAATTATACCACTTCCACTGCCCCAACCGAAACGAAACACTATGACTTTCGACATACATGCTTGTAGAACTTTTGATGTCATTGAGAAGACCATCATCTTTGTGGAATTCTTTAAACTCAAAAAACTCTGCTTCGTCTCGATTCTTAAACCCACTAATCTGTACTTCGTAATCAGTGTAATAGCCCATTTTATTCTCCTTAGTCACACATTCCCATAAAGGCTGCAGGTGCAGCTCCATTGCCTAGCAGTAAAGTTTTAGCACCACACTTTTGAAAGGTAAATGCAAGCATACCTACAGAAACTATAAACCAAATTACTGCAACGACGTAAACCCATCCAGGTACCATTTTATTCTCCTATGAAACCGCGATAAAAAAGAGAAGAAACATGAGAGCCCAATAACCCACATAGAGGATAATAGCAATCTTTATAAGCTCCCAAATAAATCCCATTTTACCACTCCTTGTGCCAACCCATTTTTTCGTTGTCGTCATAACCAGCCCAGTATGCGGCAAGTTCTTCCTGAGTCATATTTTCCATTTCGACTCGTTCACTCATGCCGGTACCACCGACATAGTAGTGAGGGCGAGGTGTACGACCATAGTAACTATCAGCAGAACCACGATCATACGGACCACCGTGCCGTTCATCATACTTTGTCATTCTTTATCTCCTTTCCAATCTGCTTCAGGATCATATTCAAAACCTTCGAATCGCTCTTCAAGGCTCCGAATAAGTTGTTGCTTATGCTCATTCATAAACCGCCGAAAGAGCTCACGATCAAATTGCATGTCAGTGGCATCTGAACTATGTTTAGGGTTTCTCACTTTCATATATGCGGGACCAGGCTTGTCTTCTTTATACCATTCAAGCGCTTCGTCAATGTCCTGGATAGCTTCAAGTGTAGTTTGAATAGAATTCAGTCGCGCGAGATTCATTTTCATTTTAATATCCTTTCGAAACTGCGACGATTTCACCACCGCGGTAGATTGCAACTTCAAATCCAACTTCGCGTGCTTTTGCTTTTGCAGTCACAAGATCATCAGTTACAAAGTCGAGGAAGTATCCGAAGTTGATCATAAAGAGTTCGTACATTGTGTTTCTCCTGTTTTCACTTAGTAAGGAAATCGAATACTGTTTACCAAATTTGCAATCTTTTGTTTGACTTTTTCAAATTCTTCCTTTGCAAATTTCATATCGCTTTCGGCTTCCCAGATTTGATTCTTGAGATCATCATCAAGCGGGTCGTCATTCATTGCGCGAATCAATGCTTTGTCCTGAAGAACTTTCAGCTTCTTTTGTGCTTCAGAGAAAAAGCGAATATTATCTTCGAGGTCCAACATAAGAGACTCGATATGATCAAAAGCTCCGTGCATGGTGTTTTCCTTTTCATTTTGTATATTACTAATCTACAATACTCTTAAAAGGATGTCAACTACTTTTTTTACTTTTTTGAAAAAAGTTTAGGCTGCCACTTTTGCAGCAGCCTTTTCTTTGATCATAGGATTAACGAGGTCCCGGCGAAGGTAGCTATAGATTTGCTTGAAGCATTCACCGTGTGGCTTATCATAGTTTTGACGGAACCGCTTTACTCTCCAGCAATAGCGATACTGCACGTGATGAGATACTTCATGAGCAACAAGAACCCACATCACATCTTCCCAATCATTACAACGAATCGATCCAATCGTAGGATGATCTTTGAATGCTTTATACTCTTGAAAGGTGAGATACGGATAAGCGATATTGATCTTAATTACACGAGCACCGGCCCGTGAGCGATATCCCATTGTCTTTCGAACTTCGAGAACACGTGCTGCGATATCAGGGCAGTTGGTCGGAAGCTCGAGCTCATATTCCTTTTTACGAAGAAGACGCATGCACTTTTTAACCATCTGTTCGATTTTACGATATTCAGCGGTGGTGACATTCGAGTTCTTTTTCAAAGGTACACTCCTTTTCATTTGGTATAGTTATATACTACACCATTTAAGAAGGAATGTACACAAAAACGTTTGCTTTAAAAACAACTACTTATGCAGCATTTTCATAAGGACGTTCACCATCATAGTCTTGGAAACCCTGCCACCAGTCAGGAGCAGAGCGACCACGATCCCATTTAGCAAACGGTTTTGCGGCATGGTAATAGTTACGATAAGAGGTAACCGCATCACCTTCGACAATACAATCCGGATATGCTTTCATCGCGAGAGCAAATGGTGTAAGACCAATATCAGGAATATTGTCAGGTGCTTTACGAAGAAGTTCACCAAGCTTTAGGATTGTAGCATGATCTTTATTGAAGCGATACAGGAACTCGACACCAAGAGCACGGAAGTGTTCGTAATGCCATTCGTAGTTAGCCTTCGACTCAGCAGTCCATGTGGTGCAAGGATGATACTTATGTACCGCAAGGTAATACTGATCATCACGTTCATCGCCAAAGCTGTAATAAGTCTGCATGGTTTTACCGGACTTAGATGGCCGTTTGGTGGGAGTACCATCAAGCATACGATGTACGGTCGACATCATTTGAGCAGACTCTACGATCATTTTGGGAATATGCTTATCGCACATCATTTGAGCAGAAATAATAGGTGATTCGTCAAGTACGAAGATATTCATGTTGTAACTCCATTGTTAGATAGATACATTCTATCACATAAAAAAGTATATGTACAATGAAAAAAAGTGTTGACATTCAATAACTTAGTGTGTATAATGCTATTAAGCTACTGAAAATAATCTGTTATCTTTTATACTTGGTTACGTAAAATCCTTCAGGATAATTCATTGCTTCAAGCATATCTTTAAACATTTTAGGTGTAAGCAATATCATATCAGGTACATCATCGAAGGTAGAATCATTGAACTGTTTAATGTAAACCATATCGTCTTCGATTATGAGTTGTACATCTTCGAGATTACCTTCTTCATCTAGAACGGTAGTTACAGTACCTTCAAATTCAAATTCGTTAGTAAAAATCTTAGAATCCTTTCAGTTTCTTGAAGTCAACTCTGAGTTCCATAAAGTCTCGAATGTGATTGTCTCGATGTTCAACAAACACTTGTGGATCATCTCCATCTACAGTAATTATAGTAACTAACTGGGTGATTGGTTTCTTTGTACGCTCTTCAAATGCGACAGCGTAGAATGATTCTTGCATAAAATAGCTTTTGATCCAATCTTTTTGTTTCTTTCTACGAGATGTTTTGAAATCAATAATTGAAAGCTTACCATCAAACTCAGCAATGCAGTCAACTTGTCCAGCAGTTTGAAGATAATCACTATAGAGAAAAGCTTCTTGAAACCAAATATTGTCTACATGCTTATCGAGAATGCCTTTGATTTGCTGAAACGAAAAAATATTTGAAGGCATATGATTCTCTTTCCAATCTTCTCGATTGTCAAGATAGTCTTCGGCAAGTTTATGTACAGCCGTTCCACGTACTGCAGCTTGAGTTGAGATTTTTTGAGCCTCTTCTTCACCAACTCTTTTTTTCCAAGCTTCAAGACCAGACTTGTCCTGAATACCAAGAACAGTAGTCACCGAAGGATATGTATTACCCTCCGGTGTAAAGTACTTTCTTCCTTGTGGTGTTGTTTCACGTGTGCATTCAGGCAGCACAATTCCATGATCTACATGAGTAAACATTTACCCTCCGATAAACACGTTGTCAGAACCAGTAATAATTTGACCGCCGTCAGCTGAGTCACCGATACGAGCAGCTGGTATATTTTCAAAGAAAACTGTAGAGCTTCCTTCATTCACGTATGCGGTATGAGGTACACAAACTAGTCCTTGCAAAATCGTGTGAGGAGCAATAATATCACCCTTTACTGATGCAAGGATTCCATTAATATAGACACTGTTTTGTTCTGTGCCACGTATTTGAGCAGTGCCATCGCACGCATGGCCAGTTGTGATTGTGTCTTCGTCTTGCGCTCTTGCTGCCTTTGGCATCTTAGTATCCTAGCTCTTCCTTTTTCAGTATGTACGACTTAACTAATCCACTACGTACAATATCTTCTGGATAGAATCTTATTATATCAAATTCTTCCATTTTGTCAACAATGTTTAGTATATCACCAAACCCAGACTTCTCAGATTTACGCTGAGTAGCAAGATCGTCTTGCTTAGTATCACCACAAAAGATAAATTTGGTATTCTCACCGGCTCTTGTAATCACTGTATCAATTTCATGGAAGTTCATGTTTTGTATTTCATCTACAACTATATATGCATTATCAAATGTTGCTGATCTCAAAAACGATGTTGATGTAAACTCAATCATATTTTTTTGTTTTAAGATCGTATAAGCATCTCCACGACCAAATACTTGATTACAGATTGGTGGATATGGTGTTTCATATACTGCTTCTTTTTCGTTTTTGTTGCCTGGCTGAAATCCTTGATCTCGAGTAGAAACAGTAGAGCGTATAATGAAAACCTTATTACGAGGACTGTTCTTATCTACAATATCACTTAAGGCAAAATACAAACCTAAAAAGCTTTTACCTGTACCAGGAGAACCATGAAGTACGAGATTGTAATCTTCTTCCCACGCTTCCCAAGCAGCCTTTTGACCTGGTGTTAATGGTTCAATTTCAGAATTTACTCGAAATACACTTTCTCTAAAATTACCTTCTTGATCAATTATACCTTGTTGTCTCAGTGTTCTTTTTTGTTTTTTTGTTAAACGAGACATATGATTCCTTATCTTGTATTAATGGTGGAATGCTTATGAGAAGACTTTGCTTTTTTCAGTACGTCATTGAAGTTATCATCCGGTCTTCGAAAACCGAGACGAACTGAATCACCAAAAGCTGGAGGCGCGATCTTCTGTGTCATGTGGGGATTGTCTTGTTTGTATTGCTCATACTCAGCAATAGACATAGTAAGTGTAGTTTCTTCTTTTGTATCATTATTCACAAACGTGTAATTTGGCATCATTTACCTCCATAAAAAAAGAGCAGCCAATAAGCTGCTCTGTTCAACCTACTGACAATAGTATTTATACTAGACTGTCATAGATTTCACGCCAGTTTGAAACACGACGAATACTATACTTCGACATATTAAAGTGCGTGTTATGCGGATGATTAATAAGAATAGGATCAAGACCCATTATTTGGCCAGTGATCGCATTTTCGGGTTTATCTTCTACCCAAAGACAACCAGTATCACGATAAGGTTCAAGTGCTTCATCTTTGTCAGCACCACAATCAAGACACTCAATCTTTTCAAATGCAGTTTTACCAAAGAGCGCTTCGAGATTTTTCTTACGAAGCTTACCTGCATAAATGTCTTCACTCAACGAAGTAATACAGTGGAACACAAAGCCATGATCTTCATGAAGACGCCGAACATATTTTACCGAGTCGCGAAGCTGAGGCAACCAACCAATTGCGGCTGACTCGTTAAACTGTCGGACATATGATTTGGCTTCTGGTTTCGGCATATTAAAGATCTTACCAATATCATATTCAGTATGATTGATTGGCTCAAATCCACGATCTCGCATCCAACGATAGAAACCATATTGCCAATCAAGCAATACACCGTCGCAGTCTACAAGAATTAGTTTATCACTCAGTTTCATAATATATTTCCTTATCCGACAACGTTGAAGTGGAAGTGAACGCCGTTTTGAACAGCTTCTTGACCAACAAACACCGGGAAAAAGCGACCTTCCTCATTGGTCATCATAAAATGCCGAAAACCTTCGCAACCTGCTTTCTCAACCGCACGGCGAGCATTAGCAATAGTCTTGTAGGTTTTCGGCGCTGTGAAAGTGAATTCGCGGTTCATGTTGATTTCCTTTTCATTCTGTATAGTTATACTATAAGCTTTCTAAAAAGGAATGTCAACTACTTTTTTGAAAAAAGTTACTCTAAATGCGAAAATTTATTCTTGTTCTTATTTCGCCGAGCGTTTTGGATCTTTGCTTTCTTTTTGTCGTACCTTTTACCATCACGCTTTTTAAACTTGACTTCAGAGTCTTGTTCTTCGTACATCCATTCACGGAAGTTTTTATTCTTAGCCATCGCTAATGATCTCACCAAACGCTTCGTTGATTGTTGCTTTAGTCAAACCCTTGATCGGTTTCTTTTGAATCATTTGAATCAATAGCTCAGCATCTTTCTTATCTACAGACTCAAGCATCTCGATAAACATTGTTTCACGCTTGATACGATGCACACCTTCAGGCGCAAATCCTTCAACAAAGTATTTAAGTTTACGCGCTTGACGCTGAAGAGCACCTTGATTATCAGGATACTCAGAAGGTGTATAAGGTGGTGCTGTATCAGGAATGTTAAACTTCTTTGACTTATCATACATAAGTACAAGAATATTTCGAAGAGGTAGACTATTGTGCTGTCGAAGGTAGTCTACCTTTTCTTGTTTTGATTTCATTTTTGCTGCTTCTTCAAGAATTTCTGCAATAGACAATCTATAACCCATTTTTACTCCGTTCAAAAGTCCTGGATGGACTCCATAAGAAATTTCAATTTGTTCTTGATAAAGTAATTGAAGAGCTGTGAACGATCCTTATCATTCTCTTCACCATACACATCAAGAATTTGCTCTTTAATAGACTCAGGAACTTCAGAAAGGTCGATGAGCTTTTTGTTCCGAGCCCAATTACGTTTAAGTGTCTCATCAAGATTATTTATATCCTCAAACATCTCGATACGCTTCTTAGTAACTGGCTTTTGACGCTGACCAACCACGAGACAATTATCAGGTGAGAGTACATTCGGAATTCCGTCACCTACATCGCCTTTAATGATATGCTCAGCAAGATACTTTTCAGCATCTGAGTGTTTGATCCAACGCTTACGTGTAGGGTCCCATTGATCGACATTAGCATACTTATGAAGCTGAATGTAGTCCTTATCACCAGAAAGAATAAGGATAGGCTCACCAGTATTAAGAGGTGTACCCTCACTATGAACAACAGTGCCAATAATATCATCGGCTTCAGCAGTTGGAATTTGAATTACTTTATATGGAAAGAACGTCTTGAGTTCTTCACGTACATTATTCAATGCAGTAAAGATTGCATTCCAATCAAGCTCAGACTCTTGACGAGCTTTCTTACGAGATGCTTTGTAGTACGGAAAATAAGACCTACGCCAATAGTTTGTGTCATCACAGCAGATGACAAATTCTCCATACTTTTCATGAAACTTTTTACGATTGAAACGCAAGCTGTTAAGTACCATGTGACGGATCATTGACTCATCAACCTGCGCGTTTTTATGATTACCAATTTGAACCATCATATTCGAAATCATTACTTGGTTAAGATCAACCAAAATAGGCATTGTATTCTCCTTATCTGTTACCTATTAATTATATTCTAGGCACAGACAAATGTCAACTTAAATTGTCTTCCATATCAGCAAGAAAGTCTTCGAGCAAAGAAGCTTCATCATCAATAAATCCATAAAGCGTATTGTTTACTTCATGGATTGGACTATTTAGACCCTTTGCTCGATATCCAAGAGCTCGAATCGCTTCAATCAAGCCAAGAATATCTTTGATACATTCAGGATTCTCTTGAATTGGATATTCAAAGTGTAGCATAGCATCTACAATTTCCATAGTTGCTAACGCGGCAATGTTAGCTACCTCCTCTTCGTCGCTTTCGAACTCCTCTGTAATAGTATCAAGCTTTTCTTGCTCGCGCTTTTGTTTTATTTTAGCGAAGTCGATTACTTCTGTCATGCATAAACCTTTACGATAATTGTTTGATCATTCACTCGGCCGTTGCAGGATGCTTCTTTTGTTTTCAAATCTTTGAGAAGCTTACGAGCCTTTGCCTTGGTTGTCTTAGTGAATTCACTGAAGAATTCTTCAGGCTTACGAAGAGTCTTCTTATAAGAAGCTTCTACATCAATACCCTGAATAGTGGTACCTTTCACCTCAAAGCCTTTAGGAGATTGAGTAACAAGGTATGTCATAGTACGATACTTGGTATTAAACAGGTACACCTCAGAGGCACCCACAATGTTTGTAGGATCAACACTCACAAGCTTAAATTCAGCACTATTGNCCATATACTTCATTTTGTCGACTTGCTTNGAAGCAGGAGCAACCTTTTTCTTACGAGTCTTACGAACCGCTTTCTTNCTCATCATGTACTTTTCAGCATCATCGATGATTGCTTGAATAACCTTGAGATACTGCTTACGCTTACGAGGACCAAGCCATGCATACGCTTCGACAAGGTCTTCGGTTTTCTTTTCAACAAGCTCTTGAATTTCATCGCGAAGAGGTGTGTAGTAATCAACAACAGCCTTAGCAGTGTTATAAGGCGCATCGATTTTTTGAAGCTCATTATAGACCGAGTATTCATCCCAATCCATATGTGTCTTGCCACCAAACATGTCAATGACCTCTTCGATCTCAGCAATGAAATCAGAGGTACGCTCTTTTACAATTTCAGCAGGCGACTTCTTGCGAATGTCGACTACCTTTTCTTCAGCAGTTTCTTCTACTTTATTGATACCACGTTGGATTTGATCATCAATATTTTTGTTAATGAATGCCATACGCTTTTCACTAAACGTTGCTCCATTCATAATCATCTTACAAAGACCAGAAACAGTCGAAGAAAAGTGACGCTCAGGCGCAGCCTTGAAGTTTTTTAGATCTTCCTTTGAGCGGTTAACCTTAACCCACTCAACAGCCCACTTATAAGAGTCTTTCACATCATAGAAGTATCCATAATGACGAAGAGTCTCATAGACTTTCTTTTCCATATCTTCAGGAAGAATATTTGTCCAGTCTGTTGTTTCACGACCTATATGTTTCTCTTCAGCTGCAATGGATTTGCGAGCATTTGAAATCGGTACTTTTTTCTTTTTACGAGAAATGCTAGCACGAGCCATGTTGTATCCTTTCGATTGATTCAATTACAATCTATCATATTACAAAAGAGATGTCAACAAGTTTGTCCACTCTTTTGCGCGTGTTTCCCAACTATAGTTATGATTTGCAAGCAGTTTTTGTACTTGATAATCTGGTTTCATTTGTTTTTGTACTTCTACCGCATGTACTAGCGCTTGGTAGAACATATTTACATGATTTTGCATATCTTCGGTGTACTGATACATTCTTGTCAGGCCCATACTTGTCTCAGGTAGAGCAGCAAGAGAGGAATGTACACACTCAAGACCAGCACTCATTGCTTCGATCAAACAAAGACAAGAGGTCTCTTGCCAAATTGAAGGATAAGCAAAAATGTGATGGTTTTTGAGTTCATTGCGAATATGTTTATTCGATACTGCACCACTATAACGAATACGAGGATGTGCTTCAAGCGCTTCAAATAGCTTCTTATAAGGTTCATCTCGTTGTGGCCACCCATATAAACCAAACGATGAATATACAGTAAGTTCTACGTCATCATAATGTTTACAAAGCTCATCGAATGCTGGGTATAGTAACTCAAGACCACGATGTGGTGTACTGTAATAAATCAAACGAATTTTATCATTTGGTTTTTCGTGTTCTTCAATTGGCTTAATAGCATTACGCATTACTCCTCCAGCAAAAAAGGGAACACCAAGATAGGCGTTATACATTTGCTGCTGCCAATGTGAAACAAATACTATTTGATCAAACTTCTTCCAACCACCATCTTTTAGATGCTGTACTTCTGGATCACCGGCAAGATCATGAACCCAATAGATCTTTTTCTTTTTTGGATCAAGTTCACGTACTCGACTTTGCACAATTTGAAACTCATCAAGAAGTTTATTATCTACATATTCATAAAGGCGGTCAGCCATTAACTCTGTACCGCCTTTTGCATTTTTATTCAGCTCATTGAGCTCCATCAAAGATTACTCCATTGACTGTTTGCAATTTATCCCAACGAAAGCTCCGCCACCCTTCTTGAGAAATATCAAATACAGCAAGAACTTCAGGATTTTGCTTTTTCTTTTCGGTAAACTCTTGTTCGTTCATTTTAAGAGGAAGATGCAATTCATTAAGAGTACACTGCATTTTTCGATATTCACCGTTGACTTTAGTAAACTCTACTACAACAATTCCTTTTTTCAAAAGGTCGATCACATCAGAACGATCCATCACCATATCCTCCAATTGTATTTTCTACTTCTTCTGCAAATTCTGTATAACCACCAATGTGACGACCATCCCAAACAATTTGTGGAACTGTTTTAGCACCTGGAAATTGTTCTAGGAATGTTTCTTTCCATTCCTTTGCGTCACGATATTCGTAATCCATGTTATAAGATTGTGCGAGAGCTACTGCATACTTACAGTAGCTACAGTTTTCCATTCCGTAGATTATAACCATATCACGCCTTTTTCTTGGGTGGGTTCAGACGTTCCTTAGGTGTACCCCAAAGAGTGTTAGCCTTCACACGAATAAAGCGCTTGTTGGTCTCATTTGGATTCGGATTTGCGATGGTGATCCAAGGGTTCTTACCAGCCCAGTAAGCGTTAACCTTGTACATTTCTTTTTCAGCGCCAGTGCGATCACGCTTCATACCCTTAAGAGTATCACGTGCTACATTAGAGTGAAGTCCTTGCGAAATAAATCCTTTGGATTTCCCGCCCTTACCTTTTGCCATTGTTTATCTCCTTCATCAATTTCATAAATAACGTCTTTACGAACTCGCCAATAAATCCAAGATTCCATACAATGATTGTCGAGTTTGTATATTATATTTCTTCTATAGTATAATGTTAACCATAACGATACACAATATGCGATAAAAATACAAACACCGTCTATAACTAAAACGAGATTGGTTTTACCGTTTCTTTTTCGATCCCAATTACGAGCAGAAAATGTTTGGTTACTCTTACCTCCAAGAGTAACATTTAAAAGAACAGAAAGAGCAATTCCAATTCGTTTTAAATAGGTGAGCATTGTAAATCCTATTGTGTATAGGACTATTTATCTTCTCTCTCCTCTTTAATTTTACGCTTTAGCCACTCGTGGTAGCGTTCTTGATCGTTACTCATCTGAATTGCATGATCAAATTGCGAGTCCAATCAATCTTGTAATCACGTGACCAGCTTGAAAGATAAGCATTATCCTTATCAAACAGTTCAAGCATTTCATCTTCTGTCATTGTTGTGGAGTCAATAATCAATTCACCAAGATGTTCTTGTGAAAAGTCATCACATTCATTACACGTAATAGTGTCCTTTGCCCATTCAATAGGATTGACCGGAGTATCAGGATTTAGTTTCTGAAGATCGTCTTTGTGCATTACATACCGCATACGAAACTGGGATACAGTTGTCACTACTACATAATCATTTGACATATTTTTCTCCTAAGAAAAGTTCATATGAATTTGTGTTGAAAAGTTCAAATTGCCAGGCCGATCTTCACCTTCAGCATTGAGAAGTTTTGTCATATATTCTGGCAAGTGATTACCAAACCTTTGCAAAAACTCTTCACGAGGCAGGTTCTCAGCACCTTGAAGATACCAACCACCAAACTTTTCACTGAATTCACGAGCTGCACGAAACTTAGCAGAGTTTTTGACTTCTGGCTTTGTCTCACCAGTCTCATAATCATCAGCACGAGGATATGCTCGCGTGATAAGAAGAGAAATGGTACGACCTTCGCCGGTAGCAAAGTAATCACATGCTAGGTATTGGTATAGTTCTTCATCTCTTTCATGACTTCCATCTGATACTGTTCGATTTTTCATTGAACGAATTCTCCCATTTTTACTACTCGATGTACTTTAGCAAGAAGTTTTGGGTTGTCATATAAACTAACCCAAACTAAAGTTTCGGCAACTTCTGCTTCAATCTCAAGGTCATAAGTCACAGTGTTGTAGACATGACCGTGATCGTATACTTGATTCTTTTTTCTTACCGCTCGAGCGTCGTAGTCCCACCCTTCAATAGTTACAGCGTCAATGTCTCGAACATCAACAGATGAGCCATCCAATGTCCATTCATAGTTTTCCCAGTTGTTACGTACTCGAAGTTTCATTAGATCAACTCCCTTAGTTGTTCGGGGTCTTTTCCTATAATAGCAGCTAATGAGTCAATGGCGTCACTGATTCGAACGCCGCCCCACATCATGTTCTGATCCTGTTGTTCTGCCCAAAGCAGGAAGAACACAAGGTTAGCATAATGCTCATTCATCAAAAGTCCTCCTCACCACCTTGAACCTGACATCAAATTCCGATGTTCGTGAATAATATTTTGACGTTCATTAAGAGCGACCATTGCAATGGTAGCGGAAACTTCATCGTGACTTTGCTCAGTAATTTTCAACAAAGCGTCATACATTATAGCTTCAAGTTTCCAAGCCAAATCAGCACTATTTGCTTTTTTGGTACGTTGCTGATTGATTTCAAATTGAAGATCACCGATAGACATTAAAAGTCCTCCTCACCTTGATATACGTCAAAAACAAAGATACCGTTATCACGCCACATCTTCACAACTCTCGGTCTGTCGTCAAAGACCATATCAGGCTTCTTACCGTAGTCAGCGATGATTTCGTCAAGGATTTCCTGCTTCACAATATCATCACTACGGAAGTCTTCTGCCTTACGCATATAGAGTTTTTGATACATGCTAAAACCGTTTTTACGTAGCCAATCCTGCGTTGCGATACGACTGCGTTCATTACGACCACTGGCAAGGATAACAGTATGACCACCCATAACCATTGCGTCAAACACTTCCGCAACAGGCTCATTCACCTTATCATTCGGAATGCCAGCATCAAAGGCTTTCCAGTTCTTTGGCTTACTACGAACATAATCAAGTCGATGTTCGATGTTAGCAAGAGTTCCATCGATATCAAATACTACTAGCATTTTATTTTCCTCTAAGTTCTTATAATAGTAATCTATACTATTCAAGAATGAATGTCAACTATTATCTTCGACGAATTCGCCATCTTTCACTTTGAACCAGCGAGACGGAATAGTCATATCACCAAGGCGACGAAAGTATGCACGACCACCATCAATACATATATTTCCAACAGAATAGAAATCGTGACGATGCTGACTGTAATGTAGTTGTCCAGCTGATTGAATCATACCAAACTCAAGCTCTTCAATCATATCAGCATTGGTGATCATAATCGTACCATCAGAAGCTGGATCAGGATTACGATACAATCCAAAGTAGCGATTACCAAACTCAGGGTGTGGAGTTTCACGGTAAAAAATATCTGCAGCATAATTTGCATACTCGTTAGGAGCAGATGTACAGACATACTTCACCGGTACACCATCTTTCTCAGAGTAATGTTCTTCTACTCTTTTAGTATCAAAAATTGGCCTATGATGTATGTTCATTGTTCTTCCTCATCAAATGTTAACGGCGCCCATTTGGTTTTTTCATAATAAGTCAAATACAATGTATCGTCAATACCATCAATTGCGATTGTGGCACCTTCGTGATCTTCTTCTAAAAATACTGTATGAAATATAAGATCACCCGCAGATTCTAAAACCTCGTTTAGTTCATCGAGTTCTTCATCAAGTATTTTTTGTTGTTGTGCTGTTAATGTTGGCTCTTCGTGAGTCCATTGTGTTTCAAATTTCATAGTCCAAACCATTCCTTTGTAAAAACAATATTGCTCGGCAATGGAGCACAGTTTCGTATCAAATTAAAAATTTCTTCGCGTTTATAACCTGCTAATCCAGTGCCAATAGGTGTAAGTAGAAAAATGTCATTTGGATTATTGTTAGCATATGTTATGAATTCATTTATAAAATCCTGAATGCGATCTAGAGAAAGCACATTTAACTGATAACCCTTAGTGGGAAGAGCATACGCATTTCCAGTACGGCCTTTACCCACTCCATACTCAGCTCCATAGTGTTGTTTTGCATGCAGAGCGGCACCTTTTCCATGCCGCCCTGCTAGATTTGATCCAAAAACAAATACATTAGCCATTACATGCCCATCCATTCTGCGCAAGCATCCCACTTGGTGTTGCTGCTAATACTCTTGCGAATATGATCTAACAACAATTCACGAAGCTCTTTTCCATCAAGCATACGAAAAACGAATGATGCATCTGCTTTATGCTCCAGTGTAGGAACAAACTCAAGAGCAATACGCTTGCGATCACCATCATAAGTTTGTGTAGCAGCCATATAAAGACCATACAAACGGTTTTCCTTTTGCTTAAACGCTTTCCAAAAACTAGTTTCGAAGTCACGAATACGAGTTACTTGCTCTTGCGGCAGCATCGGAATAACATCGTCTACATCCTCGTTAAGAATCAGATCAACAATGTTACGGTCAAACTTCACACGATCCAAAGTTTTATGAATTCTGACATACCAGTCGTTCTTGATTTTCAAACGATGACCATCAGCAAACGCGATAATATCACCTTCACGACCCTCTGCTTCACGCTGACGGTTGATGTAGTCAACAATGTTACCTTCCATCGAACCGTAACGAGGAACAACAGTGAAGGGGCAACGAATTTCAGTCATCTCTTCATCTAGATCTAGATATCGACCAGTTACGTTTTCACGAATGGCAAGAAGAACAAGGTCTGCTTCTTCATAAGCAAGAACAATCTGATTAAACGGGCTTACCCATTCAAAGATAGGAGTATATCCGTTATCTATGTAGGCACGAAGCCATTCCTTGTACTCAGAGTCTTGAGCAGCAAGCCATTCTTCAGCCTGCATTGACACTTCGGTCACACCCATCTTGGTAGCAAGGCGCAAGTAACCGTCAACCAAGATAGGACGAATCATAGATCCATCCATCTTTTCCATGATTATATGCGGCTGCAACATATCGATCTTATTGACCTGAGTTTCATCACGCTCGTTCACATTGAAGAACTTGTGGAACGGGCGGCTCATGATGTTACCATCACGATCAAAGATAAGACCTCGACACTCTCGTCTTACCAGACTTGAGTAATCGTAATGGAATTCTTTAGGTGCACCACGAATTAGTTTGCTGCCGATACTTACGCTACCGAAAGTATCAGCCATTGCTACAACATAGTTGATAACAGTGTAGCCTTCTCGTTCCGCCACAATGAATTCGTCACGCCCTTCGATATGCGGAAGCACATCAGAGATAGTGCGGATTTCAGGAAAAGTATAGTGCATATCTTAGTACCTTTCATTCATTATAGAATCAATATAAACTATTTCAAAAAGAATGTCAACTAAAAAGTGAGCTTCGGCTCACTTTAGTGGAGTAAATCCTTCAAGTGTTTCGGTTCGAGGTGGTGGAGTTTCGATGATAATTTCCTCAGTACTTTCTTGATACTCAATTAGTGCGCGATTTTGCACAGGATCAATTGATAGTTTGGGTTGTGTAGCACTTCCAAGAAAAATAAACAAAATACATACAACCATCACATAAAAGAATTCTGGCGGAGTTTTAACATCTTTAAACGATTCGTATTCTTTCCATTGTGCATACATTTTCCTAAGGCCACGGATAAAAAGATATACCAAACCAAGAAAGATTATGAGATTAATGAGGGCGAACACTGTCGCCCCCGTCATAAATTCAATAGCCATATTACTTACCTTCACTGAAGATTCGGTTTTCAAGTCCAACTGAATTAGTCATTTCAAGTGGGAAGAATACAGAGTTCTTGTTGGTAGCCATTTTTTCGATTACTTGCCACTTACGATACTCAAGCAGTTCAGGTGTAACACCATCAGCAAGAATCTTATTTGCCTCGGCTACAGTTTTGGCTTCGAGTAGATCGGCTTCACGTTCAGCTCGGGCAACTTCAAGTCGTGCCTGTGCTTCTCGAATTTTTACTTGTGCATCTGCTTCTGCACGTTCAACATCAATCTTTCGACTTTGTGCTGCTTCACGTGCTTGTGTAATAATAGCAGGGAAGCGGATATCAGCAAGACCAAACTGCTTCACTTCAAGTGGAGTTCGTTTAAGAGCAGATGATACTTCTTGCTTAAGCTTTTCACTTACAGAACTTTGGTTTTCTGCGATTTCAGCAATACTGTATTCACTCAAAGTAGAACGAACGACATTACGTACTACGCTTTGACCATAAACACCGTAGACTTGTTGAAGTGTGGTACCAAAATTTCCACTTTCAAGTCGAGTAGGAACAACACGATCAAACACGCCAAGAATTTGGTTTCGGTCCTCACTCAATGCAAGAGTAAAGCGAACATCAACACCAAGATCAAGATTGTCTTGTGGCATCAACACGGTCATTGCCTCTTTCATGCCAGCATCACCAGCTTCAATCACGACAAGTTTATCACAATTAAAGAAACAGGGAGAAAGACGGAAACGACTCGGCGGAACGATATCACCCTGATAGCCATTCTTACCAAGTACCATACCTACAGATGCAGGCGGAACTTCTACCTTTTCTCCCCAAAAACAACCAGAAAGGGACATTACCATTGCGCCAGCAAGGGCAAGTTTTGCAAGTCGATTAAGCATTATTTAGATTCTCCTTATTGAGTTTTTTGAAAACAGTTGAGACCCATATAGGGTGCCGAAGACGAGTTACCAATTGCAACAGTGCAATAAGTATTAGGATCACTTTCTGTCTGCCACTCATATACACGAAAGTCAAAACCATAAGCTTCAACTTTGAAAGCTTTACTTTGTTTGACAGGCCAGTTACTTGTTGCAATGCTATCAAACAAACCAGCATTTGCTTGTCCAGAGGTGAGTGCTGCATATCCGGTGCCGAGTACACCTAGAGCAGCGATTGTCCAAATAAACTTCATTTTCTCTTCTCTATTTCTTTTTTCACTTCTTCAAGTTCAATTTTACCTTGCTTATACATCCACGCAAAAAATGGCATGTAAGCAAGCAACATTACGATTGCAAGTTCCATAGTGTTTCCTTTTATTAAAGCACGTGAGAATGGCGCAGAGTGCTAGGAAAATCTTTACCACTCGGCTGAAAAATCATCCGATCACGGCAAAGTGATGCAAATTCTTCAGCTTCCTCTTTATCAAAGGTAGTAAGTAAAATACTTTGAAACCGAGGACTCATATCAATAACGATGTAAATATCTGCAGTATTCATAGTGTTTCCTTTCATTTTGTATAATAGTAATCTACACTATTTGAGAATGAATGTCAACTAGTTTTTTACTACTACTGCCTCGACATCTGCATAATTGAAGTGTTCAAAGTATCCCTTCCATTCATTAGTATTAATAGGCACGCCTTCAAATTCAAGAGGCTTACCTTCATAATTGAAGTTAGGGTTCGCAGCAGCATCTTTACGAATTGCTTCAACAAGGCGGTAAGCTTTTGCGCTGTTGCTGAATGCCCACAGATGTGTTCTACAACCATTTTCGCGACCAAAGCTGTCGCCGCTGTCGTAGCTCACGTAGACAATGTAAATATCATCACCAGGTTTAACCTCTGTCTCACCAGGAAAAAGACTCACATCGCTATAACCCTCATTTGTTATTCGAGCCCCAAAATAGCGGTAGACATGGTCCTCACGCCATTCGTATTCCCAACGGCTTTCGCCATACTGAGTTTCTTCCCGTCGACCATAATCACGATAGTCAAGATTGAAGTTCATAGTGTTTCCTTTCATTTTATATAATAGTAATCTATACTATTTAAGAATGAATGTCAACTAGTTTTTTAGCCTGTTGTGCAATATCTTCAATATGTACTGGCGTATAATCAATTGCCTCTACAGACATGTTAATATAAGCACCAGGCGGAGATGGATTTTGATGAATATGTCCATGAACGTTGACCATTTTTATTTGTGCGTCAGGTCTACCACGAGAAGCAGACATTTCATGTAGTGGTACATGACTCAAAAGGAGATTGTACTCTGTAAACTGACGCCACAGACCAACCTTTTGAAACCAGCCACCAGATGCAAGAAACTTTACATCATCGTGATTACCTACAAGAAGACGCTTGCTTCCATGAAGTCGATTAAAGTTTTTAGCCATCCATTCTTTATGGTCTGGACCCATAGCTACATCACCAAGATGATACACAATATCACCTTGCTTAACTGTACTGTTCCAAAGCTCAATCATATGTTCATTCATATGATCCACATCGTCGTAGCCAGGACGAATATGCTTGCCAGTAAATGCATCAGTAAAGTTTAAGATGTTCGAATGGCAGAAATGTGTATCACTAATAAGCCAAATATCACGTGACATCATTAAATCCTTTTGAGAAAGAAGAAGTAACTGGACCCAAATCTTTTTCTGGTTCTATCCAGCGACCGTCTCTTTGATATACACGTCTTGCCCGCATAGCGCACGGGCAATAAGGTTCACCATTTTGAGGGCCGATGCAGCCACATGCCTGAGCAGCTACATCGGTTTCAAGCTTCCAACTATTCATGATCATACTCGTCGATATCAGTACCAGCGCGAGTAATAGTCACTTTAACATGATCACCATAAATTGCTTGCATAATATCTTCATCAATCATATTAAGTGCACTTTGCAAAGCACTAAAGCTTTCATCGATCCTTTGAGTAGTTTCAAGAGGATACTTTTCCAAAAA